TATTAAAGAACAATCAGTTCCTCAGTATGCTAACGAAGATGTGGCTAAGTTAGATGAATTTGTACGTAATGGCGGGGATTTAAATGACTATTTTACTCTTACTCCGGAAATTGATTATGAAAATTTCGACACTACAGTTGAAAGTAATCAAAAGCAAATTGTTAAAATGTTGTTAACTGAAAAAGGTTATAATGAAAAACAAATTGCTCGTAAAATCGAAAAATATGAAGATGCTGGTATCTTAGAAGACGAAGCCGAGGATGCTTTAGAGGCAATGAAGGAGATAGAAGAGACTAAAAAGGAACAGCTATTAGAAGATCAGAGAAAGCAGCATGAGCAAATGGTAGCTCGTCAACAAAAATTTGTTGATGACGTTGTCGGTGAAATAAACGCTATGAAGGATGTTCGTGGAATTAAAGTTCCTGAAAAAGATAAAAAAGCTTTGCTTGCGTACATATTCAAAGCAGATGCTAATGGTAAAACTCAATATCAAAAGGACTATTCAAAAAGCGTTAAGAATTTAATAGAGTCCGCCTATTTTACAATGAAAGGCGATACTTTACTTGATACTGCTAAGAAAATGGGTACTAGCTCAGCTATTAAAAATCTGAAACAAAGTCTCAGATCTACAGGTGTTAGTAAAGGTACAAGAAGAATCAATACCAACTCCTCTAACTCTATATTTAGTCGCGCAGTACAACTACTTTAATTAAATAAATTTTTACTAATATTTATGGATAACGGAATTTTAAATAATTTACAGATCGGTAGAGGTAAATGGTTTTCAGATCTTGTAGATGAAAACATGATTTCAAACGCAATGTTAACTAGACCATACGAAGTAACTCGTGTTATTTCTTATGTATTTGGTTCTAAAGATGATGGCTATAGCACGTCTTTGGATGCTATTACTGGGGGTCTTGGTAACGTAATGACAATTGATCAGAGAGATTACGAATGGAATGTAATGATCGATACCGATAGAGCTGTAACTATTCGTTCTGCAAAGTGGAATGGACAAGAAATTACTGCCGCTAATGCAGATACAGTTATGGCTGGTTTGGGTAACACACCTATTATGTTGTCATTAGAAGATAAATGGTTTGGTCCTGGTGCTATTTTGGAATTCGATGACAGAAACTATCAGGTACGTGTATCTGGTGCACCATATCAAGATGGTAATGAATGGGTTTATACTTGTTTCATTGCTGATGGACAGTCTAGTTCTTATATTCCTGGTGAATATTTAGTATCTGGTCATCAGGTATCCCGTCTGGCTTCTGCTTACGAAGAATACAGCGAAGAAGGTGATATCCTGAATTACAATACTCATTTCAAGATGAGAAACTTCTTGTTTACTACTCGTCTGGATTATGATATTACAGGTACAGCTTATTCTACAGTATTGTGGATCGCTTTGAAAGATCCTAAAACAGGTAAAACTTCTTACTTGTGGTCTGACTATCAGGAATGGAAAGCCATGAGAGAATGGTCTAAGAGATGCGAACGTATGTTGGTTTACTCTAAGAGTAATGTAAACAAAGATGGTTCTACTTCATTGCTGGGTACAAATGGTCGTCCGGTATACATTCCTGCAGGTTTGTTGCAGCAGATTGCTCCGTCCAACAGACGTTATTACACAGAATTGACGACAGAACTGTTGGAAGACTTCTTGTTTGACCTGTCTTATAATATTTTAGGTACTAACGAACGTAAGTTTGTTGCTCTGACTGGTGAAATGGGTATGAGAGAATTCGACAGAGTTCTGAAACAGAAAGCTGCAACTATGAACTTGATTGATACTAAGTTTGTAACTGGTTCAGGTCAGTCTTTGGTATTAGGTGGTCAGTTTGTTACTTACAAAATGACTAATGGTATCGAATTGACATTGAAACATTTCCCGCTGTATGACGATACAACTTACAATCGTTTGTTGCATCCGGTTTCTGGTAAGCCACTGGAATCTTATAGAATGACATTCTTGGATCTGGGTCGTAGAGATGGCAAGTCTAACATCGTTAAGGTAGTTAGAAAAGGTCGTGAAATGGTAATCTGGAATACTTCAGGTTCTGTTGCTCCTGGTGCTGGTTATGGTAAGAATGCAAGTACTGTAAGAAGTAACGCAAAGGATGGCTATAGCGTACATTTCTTAGGTGAGATGGGCATTTGCTTGTTCGATCCCCGTGCATGTGGTGAGCTCATCATGGATGTTGAAGCATAATTTGTATTTTTCTGTACACGTTATTGGAACAAAAATTAATCCCTATCGTTATCTAGATATAATTAATAATAAAAATTATGTGTACAGATAACGAAATTAAGAATTTTGACATTTACAAAGCCACTAATAAATTTAATGGCAAGTATTATATAGGTGTGACCACTCAAGGTGTAGGTGCTAGAATGAAAAAGCATTTATATAAAGCCTTGAGTGGTTCCCAATATAATTTTCACAAAGCATTGGCTGAATTTGGTTTGGAAGGATTTTCAGTAGAAGTCATAGATTCTACAGAAGATTTGGAAGAAGCAAAACAGCTAGAAAAGAAATGGATTGAATATTATCACTCAAACAATTCTGAATATGGTTACAACAGCGATTGCGGTGGAGATATTATGTTTCATACCGAAAATACAAAAGCAAAGATAAGTGCTGCGCATAAAGGCAAGGATATGTCTAAATTTTATTCTGCTTTGATTCAATACTCATTATCTGGTAAATTCATCTGTGAATACGAAAGTATGGCTTCTGCAGAAAAGAAAACCGGAGTATGTAGAGCGAGTATTATTAGAAGTCTTAAGAAAGCAATAAAAACGCAATCAAAAGCTAATCCTTATATTTGGGTATATAAGAAAGATTATCCTGACGTTCCTTTACAAATTGATCCGACAGATTGGAAGCCAAAACCTAGAGTAAGAACAGTATCTGAAAAATTTTTTGAAGAAAAAGCAAAACTTAAAACTGTTGATGGAACATCGTTAAGTGCTCCAAAAGCAGTAATTCAATACGATAAAAATTATAATATTCTTGGAGAGTATTATAGTATTGCTGAAGCTGTAAGACAGACAGGTATTAGCGCAAAGACCATTACCACTTATTGTAATGGCGAAAATGATGATAAATTAAAAGATCCAAAATTTCTTAAAAAAATTAAATATATCTGGAGATATAAACAATAAGATTATGGAAGTAGTATTAAAATTCGCCCGAGTAAATCCGTGGGCTGGAATAGCTAAATATAAAAATTGTTACGATTATATTGGTACATATTGGACAAGAGCTGGTAATATTTATACAGGTTTGAGTGAAGAAGATGCTCGTAGACTTGAAAAAGCCATGGGTTATGAAGAAGGTCACTTAGCACCCACTAGTTCTTTTTGGAAAACTTACAGTGTAAGATTAGGGGCTAAAGATGTTTTCTTGCATACTGAAAAACCTGAAGACGAATTAGCATACCTCTTTTTAAAGAGTCATAAAAGAGTTGCAACCGGTTTAAGTAATGTAAGACCTCAACACGATTATGTGTTAGTTAATACAGACGCTGAAGCAGAAGCTGCTAATAAACTCAATAAAATTAAACGTGAAGCATTTGCAGAGTTTAACAAGATGTCTCTTGAAGAGATGCGTAAATGTTTGCGTATTTACGGTCATAAATCAGATAGCATTAGTAACGAATTAGTAGAAAGCAAGCTATTTGAACTGATCGAAAAAGATCCTCGTAAGTTCTTCTTACTGTGGATTGATAACAAAAATAAAGACACTCAATACGTTTTAGAAACTGCTATCAGTAAGAATGTAATTCGTAAGTCTAAAAACGTATATTATTATGGCACAGATGTCATTGGTAGAAGTCAGGACGATGCAATCAGTTTCTTGAAAGAGAAATCAAACCAGGATATTCTGATGGCTATAATGCAAGAAATTGAATCTAAGTAAATATGAACATTGGTGAATTACATATAGCATTTAAAGTGGAAGCAGATAAAAATGCCGTTAATATTGGTATGTCTGGTTGTCCTTCTTTCTTACCTGAAGAAATAGATTATTGGTTATATACTGCATACTTGAGTAAGATAGCTACTAAATTCACAGGTAATAATACCATTAGAATGCCTTTTGAAGGCAATGTCAAACGTGTAGCAGATCTCGAAGGTTTAGTTAAAACGGATAAAGGATTAACATTATTAAGCGAGACTACAAACAATAAGTTAACACTTAATGATTTTAAATCTACTATTACTTATGGGAGTGATTCTCAGGATAAGAGAATGTACTTTATTCAAGGTACTCTGCATTTTGGTAGTAAACTTGCTAATGTAAAACTAATAAGTCATGAAAATGCAATGAGGTTTTTGGAGACCTACAATAACAAACCTTGGATAGAAGAACCTGTTGCAATATTAGAAGATAATAAGTTGATAGTGTTCGTGGATAGGGATCTTATGACTGGTCCCTATACTATCGACTTAACTTATCTTGCATATCCTAAAAGATTAAATAATCAGGATATTACTTCAGGTATGGATGAAATACCTGAATATATGCAATACGAAGTAGTTAAATTAGCTGCTGATATGGCATTAGAAAATGTAGAATCACCAAGAGTTCAATCACATCCACAACATGTGGCACAATTAGCAGAATAATATGAGTAGCAAGGAATGTCAAATGGAATTTGAGCGTAGGTTACAGTTAATAGATCCTACTCTTACTATAGAACAGAAACCCAATTCAGATCTTATATTTTCTATATTGAATGAAGCGCAAGATCGCTATGTGATGATGAACTATGTAGGTGATGACCAAATGGAAGTTGAAACTAATACACAGACTAGAAATACAGATTCTATCAAAAGTTTATTAGTCGAAAAAGAACTTACGCAAAGTGGTGTTACATCAAATGGTGTTGCAAGATATAGATTACCTTATTCTACTACAGATGAATATTTCTTATATGTTCATTCATTAAGTAAAGTGAAAGGTACTTATAAACAGTACACTACTGAAACTAAAGTAGATAATCAATTAGTAAAGTATAGAGATCTACCTAAGTTTATGAAAACTGCTTACAATACACCAATTGTAAGACAACCCGCAGTAGCATTAGTATCTGATCCAATTACTAAATACATGTATATGGAAGTAGTAACAGATGCATATACCACTTTAAATGGTGTAGTTCTTACTTACTATAGAAAACCATTAAGATTTAACACTACCACAGGTGCTTCAAAATGTGAATTACCTGAATCTATACACAGTGAAATTGTTGACTTGGCTGTTAATATGTTTATCACTGAAGGAAAATATAGATTACAAACCAAACCATCTAACCAAAGTAATAACGAATAATCATGAAATTTATTGAATTACAAACTGCATTTGAAACCGAAATAGGTTTACTTGATAATAATATTGAGAAACCAGTTACAGCAGATATTGAATATTGGTTAATGGCTGGTTTGGACAAATTTATTAAAACTAGATATTCTGGTATCAATTACAAGCGTACTGCATTTGAGCAGGATCAGAAAAGAATTGATGATCTTCGTACTCTTGTAACAAACAAAACATATCAGTTTACAACATTCCCAGAAGAACAAATAGTCACATTACCTACTGATTACATGTTTACTTTAGGAGAAACCGCAGTAATCTACAGTAATGATAACTGTTGGCCCAAAGGACCAAATGGTCAGCCTAGGACTAAACACACAGATGTACTAGAAGCTACTATTGAAAATTTTGATAGACAAAGACAAAATACGTTATCAGAATACAGATTACATGGTAACTCTGCAAGACCTTTAAGATTGTATCAAGGTAATGAGATACACTTGTACACAGATGGGAATTATAATATAAAGAATTACATCCTCACTTATTTGAGGACCCCCAAACGGATTAGCCTAACCACAGCTCCTTTTGATGAATATACAGATATGCCTGTATCTACACACCAGGAGATTGTAAAACTAGCGGCTGAATTATACTTAGAAAATAAGGCTAATCCAAGATATCAATCGTATGTAAACGAGGTAAATACGATGGAATAAAGTTTAGTTTACGCGGAAATCTGAAACATGGAAAGTAGAAGACTAAACCAGTTGAACTAAACGCTTAACCAAAATTTTGTTAACGTTTAAAAATTATTGAATTATGTTACAGAAAGTCAATACTGTATTGATTGCTAAAACTGCACCGGCTACATTTACCACAGCTGATGCTTTGGCAGATGGAGCTATTGCTCTTTTTAATGAAAATAGACAGATCTTAACTAGTGCTGCTGCTGCAGCTTCTGCAAAATCTATTTACGTAGGTGTTTGCGAAGGTAAAGAAGATGTTTATAATCAGGCAGGTACGAAAAGTACTAAATCTATTATCAGATTCTCTAAAGAGATTCAGAAAGGTTCTAATCCTACACTGGTAGTTACTAGTTTTGCAGCAAAATCTGAAGATACGATCGTTATTACTGCAACTTCTGTTACTCCGGAAGTTGGTCATCGTTATGTACTTCGTTTAGTTTATAATGATATTTATGAAGCTCCGGGTCAGTTTACTCATACTTATGAAGTTATTGCAAAGACCACAGCTCCTGCAGATTTGATGAGTGCTTTTGCAAAGAAAATTAACAAACATCAGGAAGCTAGAGTTACGGCTACTGTTTCTGCTGCTGTTTTAACTTTGACCGCTAAAGAGATTCCCTACAATAAGGGTATTACGTTGGATTATGGTTATACTCAGGTATCTGTAGAAGCATTTATGTGGACTACAATTCCTTCTGGTTTGTTAAGTAATGCAATGTATCCGATTGCAAATCTGACAATTGCTAAAACTCAGGGCACACCGGGCAAAGGTAATGCGTATATTGTACGTGATCGTGAAAATGCTGCAATGGGTTACAGAGGTATCACACATAGAGCTAACGGTATTTATCCGTACGTTGCTCCGGAATTCAGATCTGACTTGACTGCAGAATATGATACTATCACTATGGAATGGAATAACAAATATTTGTCTGATGATAATCAGTATATCAAGACCACTCCGTTAGCAACTGAAATTTATGTAGTTAAAAATCAGATTACTACGAATGCTTTGTTCTTGAATATGATTAAATCCTTTATCGCTGGAACAGACGTAACAGCATAATTAAAGCAATATTAACCATAGTTAAGGGATTGGGGAAGTTATCCCTAATCCCTTTTCTTTTTATATACGATTGATATGAATGAAATTAATGAATCTCTGTACTATGCAGAAATCAAATTGCTTACCAGGTATTGTCACAATTGCTTGGATAATAAAATGAAAGATAAAATCATGATGTTCTTATTCAAGAAAACTTTATATGAAGATGCTACTGCATTGAATCTTACAGAAGATGCAGATAGATACTATAAAGAAATGCTCAATTTACTTGATTTAAGAACATGTAATTGTACTATTAACGACTGTAAAACCTGTAAAGATGGATATTGCGAATTATGTAAATAAAGTTGGTGAACTGGTTAATCAGTCTACTAAGTACAATGTGGATTTAGATAGAACTTCTATTACCAATTTAATATTATTATTACATCTGGATAAGTTATCAAAATGGGCAACTACTAAAATAGGCGATGAAGAATTTCCTATTACTCAGGATGATGTAGATAAAATCATAGAATACATCAACTGTTTGAAAAAGCAGATTAATTTTTATCCAGACAAAGATATTGACGAAGATTGCATATTAACAGAAGTAGAAGAACATATAATTCAAGAGTAATATGAATAAAAAGATATCACAATTTGAGGTTGCTACTTCTTTTGAAGATAATGATATCCTAACTCTTGTACAAGATAAAACTAATAAGATAATTCATAAAGATGATTTTGAAACTAGTTTATCTGGTACATTTGCTACTAATGAAAGAGTAGATGGCATTGAAGGAGATGTAGCAAACCTTGATACAAAAGTAGATAATAATTATACAGATCTATCCAACAAAATCACAGAAGGTGATACCAATGTTACCAATAATCTTACTAGTAATATTACTAGCTACTATGACATATTAAATAATAAAATCATTACTCTTGAAAACAAACACGATAGTGATTTAACAGAAGTTAATGATACAGTACAAGGTTGGATAGATGATATTGCTAATAGATCTACTTTGCAGCAATTACAAGATGCTTTAAATAGGTTAACTACTACTGAGAACCTTGTAACAGCTTTAGCAGAATTGATAGCTAATGGCGGTGGTAGTGGTACTGCTCCTGGTTTTCATACACAACCTACTAGTACCATATTTCCATTATCTGGTTATTACTATAATGGGGACACTAGTGATTTAGCTACAACAGATACTTTGAATCAAGCTTTATCAAAATTGGAAGGCAAAATAAAATCTGTAGAAGGTAGTATTGGTGGTGATACTAAATATATGATCACCAGTAATGACAACACACAACCCACTGATGGAAACTTATACTCTGCTAAGCGATCTGATTTAAATTACATATCTAAGAAAACAGATGATACCGCAAAAGGTTATATCAAGTTCTTAAAAGGTATACAAGGTGGACAAACTTTTAGAGAAGGTTTCCTCGGAGAAGGTGCTAGTCTGTGGCCCATTAATGGCAGGTGGAAATTAGAAGTAGACGATTTATTTGTTAGAGGTAGGATGACAGTCAATGAACTACTTGTAAATGAAATAAAAGCTACAGGTGGTGATATTCTTGTATCTGTTGCAGATCTAGAGATATTAGATGTGTCTACTACAGATAGCAATGACTATAAGTGTACTTTTGACACACAAGATGGAACTGTTAGAAATCCATTTGTAGTTGGTGACCAAGCTATATGTCAAATATTTGATGGGCAGAATGTAAAGAGATACTGGCGTATGGTTTCTGAAGTAGGTGAAGACTACGTGGTATTATCAGATTCTGTATGTGAACCTGGCAGTTCTGTACCAGAACCAAAGGATAAAATCATTCAATTGGGTAACAGATATCCTGGTAATGAAGACCGTAGATCAGCCATTATGATTTCGGCAAGAGGCTCAGATGGCCCCAGTATTACCATGTATGATAATATTGATGATTTTAGCTTGGTAAATAAATCTCGCACTTCTATTGGTAAAAATAGCAAGTTTGTCGGTACGTTAATGCAAACTACGCAAACTGGTGATATAGTTAGAGTACCAGTTGATAGAGGACAATATGTGCCGGGAAATACGTATTATTATTATGATAGAGTATCGTATGATGGTTCTCTATGGTTGTGTATTGCCACTGAAACCACAAGTATCCCGAGTAAAGATAATGATGAGTGGCTGCTACAAGTAGAAAAGGGAGAGAAAGGTACAGCTGGTTCTGATACTGCAAAATGGGTAGAGATTACTGGTGAAAGACTGTTTTTATACGATAATCCCAATTTTGAAGGAACACCAACACCGTCTGTCATAACGTTATATTGTAATGCTTATAATATAGAAGATCCTGTTTTCATATGGACTAATAAAAATACTAACGAAACCATTGGTACTTTCCAAACACTTGAAGTTAGACCTGACATGTTCGGTGATCTGCGTAATTTTATGGTTCGTTGCACAGTTACAAGTGGTGATGAAACCTTTTATGATGAAACACAAATCGCCAAATTAGGTGATGGTGCTACAGGGGAAGATGCTTATTACATCGACCTAAGTAATGGTAACATGACTATACCTTATGATGCTTCAGGTAATAATCCTCAGATAACTATTACGAATATCTACACATATGTATACGCATATCACGGTACCAATCCTTTATATATTGATAGTATTACTGCAGAAACAGTAGAAGGCACAGCAACAGTAACCATTGACAGAGATAAGGTTACTTTGGCAACATTGGGTTCACCATCGGCAAGAATAAGATTAACAATCAATGTAGGTTCTTTGTCTTTTACTAAAGACTTGTGGATAAACAAAGTACAAAATGGCGAGAATGGTTTTGATGGTATAGATGCTTGTTATGTATTAGTAACAGGAGAACAGGTATTTAAATACGATACAGAAGGAACTGTAAATCCTTCTCAAATAACATTGTATGCTACTGCCTATGGTATGCCTTCTCCATCTTACGCTTGGTATTGGAAAATAGTAGGAACAGATACTTGGACTTTACTTGAAAACGAAATAACTGAAGAACTTGTCGTATCTCCTAATGGTACGTACTTTAGTAACAATGTTAAAGAAGTTACATTTAAAGTGGAATGTACGGCAACACTTGGTGGCTCTACATACATTGATATGATTACTATCAATAAACTTTATGATGGTAAAGATGGTGAAAGTCCTTACAGAGCTGTATTGTCAAACGAAGCTCATACAGTTGCTGCAAATTATTTGGGTGAAGTGGAGAGTTCAGAGTTAGCGAAAGCTTCTACAAACTATTATTTGTATCAAGGTACTCGTAAATTAGAAAGTAATGAATATTCTATTACATACACCAACGTTGATGATAATTCACAAAACCAATTAACAGAAGATGCCACTAATAACAAGCTTACTGTAGCAAGACTCGGTACAAGTTTTGATAGTACGATATTTAAAATTGAGTTTCACGTACCAGCATCAGCATCTGGTACTGTGGTAGATGTTTGCGACTTCACTATCACTAAAGCTAAGGGTGGTGTTCCTGGAGATTATGAAATATCTGCTTACTGTAGATCAAACGAGAGTCAACCAACAAGACCATATATGACATCAAGACCAACTTCTAGTGGAACTTATAGTTATGGTAATTATTGGTATATAGACGCACCATCGGCAAGTGGATATTCTATATGGAAAAGTACTGCATTGTTTGATGGAAAAACAGGTAAGCTAAAATCTGGCGAACAGTGGACGTTACCAACAAAAATATCAGGTAAAGATGGAGAACAAGGGGCACAGGGTCCACAAGGAGAACAAGGAAATCCGGGTAGCACTGGACCAAAAGGAGATACGGGTCCTGGTTTAAACTTTAGAGGCGAGTATGATAAAAGTAAAACTTATTATAAAACATCTGATTTAGTGGATGTAGTTACCTATAATAAGGTATATTATATGGCAAATACTTCTACGATCACTGGTACTTGGTCAGCTTCTAAATGGAAACAACTGAATTCATTTGAGAATATCGCCACAGGTGTATTGTTTGCTGAAGAAGCTACAATAGGTGGTTGGCGTTTTAGTCCTGCTACTAGTAGTTATTTTAGATCCACAAATGACGTTGTTTGTTTCTATCCTGCAACAGACGGACTGTCTCCGTTTTTAGCTGCCGGTACTGGTGAAAATAAAGGTGCAACAACCGATGATGATGGTAATAAGATTATTAATGGCAACGCTCCTTTAAAACTTTGGGCAGATGGTATTATTACCGTTGGTGATGGTACTTACTCGTCTAGAGCTGGTTTAACAGGGATTGGAACAGCAACAAATTCTGTTAGAATTTGGGCAGGTACAAATCATGGTAATCGAACAAATGCTCCATTTAGAGTATATGATAATGGGAGCATGGTTGCTACTAATGGTAAATTTACAGGGGATGTGACTTGTACTTCTTTGGTTGCATCTGATATCACAGCTGATAACTTTTCAATTCCTGGTCTTAAAGCAGCCATTATGGTAAATACAAACCCCTCCCCAATTGCTGCATATTTCTTTAGAACCAAAGGATTTACAGCAACTGTTTCTAAAGCAGCTACAGGAAGATATACTGTCAACTTTACACCAGCGTCTACAGTTTATGCGCCAGTATGTCAAATTTATAATAGTACTACTACTGTTAGTAGTGCGTTCCGAGGTAATTGCCAAATAGGATTCTTAAGCTCTGGAAAATTTGATGTAATGTGGTTTGATACAGACGGCAATGCGCATGATGTAGATAAATTTATTGTTTATATTTTCTCTTATTAAAATTATGGAAGTTTATTATATAACTAGAAATAGTGCAGGAGCAATAAATAAAGATTTTCTTTATAATTACTTAGCCGACAAAATTGTAACATCTGTAGATGAACTTACAGATGATGATAAAATGTTTTTGTTAAATGAAGAACAAAGTGCATTTTATCTAAAGTACGCAGACTACGTTGTGGATGATCCAATGGCAATATACAATCTGCGCACACCAAATCTTGATTTAATCAACAACCGTATAAAAAAAGTAAGAGAAGATAAATATGTATCCAAATCTGATAAACTTTATATGGCTTACGTGAAATATAAAGAATTTGGTGACGAAACAGCAGCTGCGAAAGCGTATCAAGATTGGAAACAAGCCGTGTTAGAAATAGAAGAAGCAAATCCTTATATTACAGAATAGTATGATAAAGAATAATGTATATTATGAATTCTTTGCAAGCTACACAGTACCTAACTCCAATGAGGTTGGGTACTGGATAGACTTGGGAGCAAATTCAAAAGGTAAGGTAATTAAAGTATTTAATCCAGATATTAAGTCATGGGTTAAATTAACAGAGACTACTAGTGAAGATGCAGTAGCTCCAAAGATTGGATCTAATGGTAACTGGTGGGTAGACAATCGTGATACCGGTATAGAAGCAACTGGTAAGAATCCATACATAGGTGAGAATGGCAACTGGTATGTTTTCGATAGTATTTCTAATGAGTACATAGACAGCAAAGCACAAGCTTACGGTAAGACTGCATACGATTATGCTGTAGATAATGGGTTTGAAGGTTCTGAAGAAGACTTTAGCAATCAAATTATCTCTGCTATAAATGCAGTAGATGATGCTAATAAAGCTTTAACTCAAGCTACAGAAATGGTAGAAAATCCACCTATGATTGTTAATGGTACTTGGAGATTTTATGATTATAATAAGAAAGTATATACCGATACGGGTATTAAAGCCGTTGGTGATGCTTTTACTATAGTTAAAACATATCCTTCTGTTGCTAATATGAAACTTAATTACAATGATCCTGAAGTTAGTGTGGGACAATTTGTAATGATAGACACTGGCAATGTACAGGATGAAGAAGACTCTCGTTTGTATTTAAAAGGTGATAGTGAGTGGAAGTTTATATCAGATCTTTCTGGTGCTCAAGGTATCCAAGGTTTATCTGCATATCAGGTTGCTGTTCAACATGGCTTTGAAGGAGATGAAAATGCATGGTTAACTTCATTAAAAGGAGAAAAAGGAGATAAGGGGGATAAAGGAGCTACAGGTTCACAAGGTATTCAAGGTATCCAAGGTGTTCAAGGTGAGAAAGGCGATAAGGGAGACCAAGGTGTTCAGGGTGTAAAAGGCGACAAAGGTGAAAAAGGTGATACTGGTAGTCAAGGAGCAAAAGGAGAAACTGGGGCTAAAGGTGATCCAGGCACTGCTGCTACTATTACTTTGGGTACTGTTACTACCTTAGATCCTACATCATCTGTAACAATAACAAACTCTGGTACATCTAATGCTGCTGTATTTAACTTTGGTATACCCAAAGGAACTAAAGGTGACAAGGGTGACAAAGGAGATAATGGATCTGGAGTAAACATCAAAGGAGAATTGTCTGCTGAGTCAGAATTACCATCTACGGGAACAGAAGGGGATGCTTATTTGATTTCCGGTAATCTGTATGTATATGTTGGTGAGAATGGTAATGTAACAACTAATCCTAAATGGAGTAATGTAGGTAGCATTAAAGGTCCACAGGGAGAACAAGGTCCTGCTGGTCCTAAAGGTGAAACTGGTGCTCAAGGACCTAAGGGTGAAACAGGAAGTACTGGGGCACAGGGTCCTAAAGGAGATCAGGGAGAGAAAGGTGATAAAGGAGATCCCGGGAGTGATGCAAATGTAACTAAAGCTAATGTAGAAGCTGTTCTTACAGGTACTATAAAAACTCACGATCACAATTCGTTTTATATTGCAAAGACTAATACTATGTCTTTTACACCTACAAAAGAATATCATCCAGCTACAAAGAAATATGTAGATGATACTGTAGCTTCTGTAGATGTTGTTGGTCAAATATCTGGTAAAGCCGATACTACATATGTCAACGCAGAATTAGCAAAGAAGGTAGATGCAGTTACGGGTAAACAGTTAAGTACTAATGACTATACTACTGCTGAAAAAAACAAATTGACAGGTATTGCAACTGGGGCACAAGTAAATGTTAAATCAGATTGGAATGCTACATCAGGTGATGCACAGATATTGAATAAACCTACTATTATTACAGAGTCTCAAGTAGATACAAAAATAAACACAGCCGTTGCATCTGTATATCGTGTTAAAGGTTCTGTAGCGAATTATGCTGCACTACCTACCACAAATGTAGTAATAGGTGATGTATATAATCTTGAAGATACTGGTGCAAATTATGTTGCTACATCCACTACACCAACTTGGGATAAACTTAGTGAAACAGTTGATCTTACAGGTTATCTAACTAAAACAGATGCTGCTAGTACGTATCAACCTAAAGGTAGTTACCTTACTAATGCTCCGTATCTAGATTTATCTCCATTGTTTACTGAAAGCGGTGACACAGTTAGTACTACTACAGATGCATTTATTGCTGCTGCACAAGATGCTTATGATAAAAAATGCTCTGTTGGATATTATAATCAGATAGCAATGCCTATGATGTTACTTGTAAATAATTCAATTATTTCAATTGTAATTACAACTTCAACTGTTTCAGAACAAGGTATTAGCTTTAGTCCTATCATGCTTACAATAACAAAAACAAGTAAGTCTGTACAAGGTGTTACTAACAATGTGGTGTTGTATACTAATGGTGATGGCACTAAGTTTCTCACTGATGCTGGTACATATGTTACTCCCAACACGGTCGCAAGTGATGAAATCCACACTATAAAACAATTAACGCAAGCACAGTACGATAGCACAACTAATCCAAATTCTAATACTCTTTATATAATTACAGAATGACAAATTTAGATATTACAAAAGCATATGTTGGTAGTACTCCTGTAACGGCAATGTATTTGGGTAGTACTAAAATTTATCCACATGAGGTTCGTTATAGACCAAAAGTGTATGATTACGTATATAGTGATGGGACTTGGTCAACTTTGCACGATGGCTCTAAAACTTGTGTTGGTGTTATTACAGATGTACGTAGTATGGAATTTGACTTTATGGCATTGCACAACACTTCTACAAGTAAAACTACGTTTGGTGGCACTGGCACTCTAATTTCAGATATAGTTACAACTACAGACAAAGCTGTAGCTAGACTTGACTTTGATGGTAAAACCAATACTGAGAAAATCATTGCACAATTGGGCAACTCTGCTTTAGCTGCTAAAGCTTGTGCTGAATATTCTACAGAAGGATTCCCTGCAGGTAGTTGGTATTTACCTGCCTTAGGTCAATTAATGGCTTCTTGCGTTAGTTTTACGGATTTAACGGATGCTTTACAGAACGTAGGTGGAACAGAATTAGAAGATACAGGTGAAGATCCTGTGATAAGCTCTACTCAAAAAGATTTGAATTCGACTTATCAAATGGATGCCAGTACAAATGTTTATATCAGTTCACCGTATAAGAGTTCTATTGGCTGGGTACGTCCATTTTGTACAGTGAAATACAATCATATAGATAATGGAATTTATATATGTGATAAAGATAATAATTATTACACAGATACTCAATGGACAGCTTCTGGTAAAGCATCATCTGACGCAATAGGTGTTGCTTTAGTAACAGATGAAACTCAATTTCTGATCTCTAAAGAGAGAACTAAATATGCAGGTGTAGGCCCAGCAAGTAATGCAAATATGCTTTATGCTGTTGGAAATTCCGACTACGCTTTAAAAGATTATGCTGGAAGAATTAATACAAAGTTACTATTAAAACAGAGTACAGAATACGCAGCATCATATGCTACAAATTTTTCAATCGGCAATGGTTCTACAGGTTTTGTAGGATCTCTTGGTGAATGGAGTAAAATAGTAGAAAATGTAGACACAATCAATTCCTATTCTGCTTTAATTGGATTAAATAATTTCAATACCACAGGTATCACATATTACTGGACTTCGACTGGAAGTACTCCGACAACAGAATACGCATATGATATGAGTACTAAAGTTGTGGTTTCTGCATCCAAAACCAGCGCATATAATAATGTTCCTTTAGCCTTACTACCTTACAAAGGTAACAAAGAAGTGGAAACTACATAATTAATAACCGCTATTAGAACAATAATAGTGATATTTTAAAAGAGAACTTTTGAGTATTGGCACCGTTTACCAATATATCAAGCTCTAAGTATCATATAATTTTTCAGAACGCTAGCATTTCTTTCAAAAGTTTTGTCTAGCGTTTTGTTTTTCAAACATTTGCAATCAACATGTACCGTATATTAAATGAGATAATTATAAAAGCATCAAGTGTTTCTACAATGAATTATTTTAGAGAGATAGTAAGCGATGGACCTGCTAAATTACTTACTTGTGTAAGTACAAGTTTAGCAAGTATATTGAGTACTTTCTTTATGCCTATTTGGATACCTATTGTTTCAGTAGGTGTGTTAATTATTATTGATATGATTCTAGGTATCCGTGTATCCTTAAGTAAGGGAGATAAAATAGAATCTAGAAGGGCTTGGGCAACTATAAAGAAATTAGGTTTTAGTACGCTAATGATTAGTTGTGGTCATCTTGTTGATCAATATATACTAACTTCATTTAGTGCTCATCTAGTAGAAGGTTTTGCAGGTTTGATTGCCGGTGTAGAACTGTGGTCAATGATTGAAAATCTTCATACATTAGATCCCACAGGACCTTGGAAATTATTCTCTAAATTCTTAAAGAAAAAAGGTGAGAAGTACTTGGATATTACAATTGATAAAGAAGATTTACCAAAGATTAAGAAATTGGTTAAAAAGATTAAATAATATGAGCTATCTTAGAGTGTTGATAATAGGACTTATATCTTACTTAGGTGTTACTAATTATGTATTAAGGTCTAAAGTAAATAGTTTAGATAACTACCTAAGTAAAGCTAAAAACAATATTGAAGCTTATCAATCAATGCTAAATAATCAATATGAAGCTAATAGAGTATTACAATTAGACATATCAGATTTTAAACATTCTAATGATAGTCTGATACAAGAGTTATCAAAAGTACAAGATCAACTTAAAATAAAAGATAAAAAGTTAAAAGAAGCAATGAGGGTGTCAACACTGTTGACAGATACTATAGTAAAGAAGATACCTGTAGATAGAGATTTTTATACTGAGCTTCAATCAAATCAATTGACTACCATCAAAATATCAAGGAAAGATTCAATCTTAACTTGTATACCAGAAATATACAATCATCAAGATTTGTTTATAACCGAAGAAAAAGTATATAGAAAGAAATATAAAAACTGGTTTCAACGGTTAATTCATTTTGACTTTAAAAAAGACAAACTAGAATCTTACAAAATTATCAATTCTAATGACTTAATACGTGTAACCGATACACGAGTTATCAAATTATCAAAATAATTGCAAAACATTTCAATTTAGTATTAATCAATAAACAAATTGAAACTATGCATTTAAGTAAAATAATAGATCAAATCAAACGCCATCCTTCTCCTACTGAAGCCTTAACTAAATTAGGTAAAGCTATGGATCAGCATGAAGATAATTTGCTTGAGAAAGGTTTTAGAATACTAAAATCAGAACTCTGTGCAAATGCTTATGAGGCAATTAATGGACCTCATTTTGATGAGGAACATGCACAATATGCTGTAGAAGAGATGGAAAACGAGGATGGAACTACAGGTCCTCACTGGACGGTTGAAGAGACAACGTCCGTTGCCAATCAACTTGGCATAAATTTGAAATCAGAGAAACATAACAAATGGGATTGGTACGTAGCTATGAACATGATCTACTCAGATTTTTATAAAGCTGTAGTAGCTATGACAGGCGGTACTAATACTAAACATTTTGCAGAACTTACCAAGGCTTGGCTTTGTGACAAAGATATTTCAGAAGGTAAAATGTGGCATTACTATGTTTATATAATGTGTGACGATGATGATAATGATTACAAAGCTTATGAACACGAGTATCATAAGGGTGATTATTATAGTCGTTACGAAGAACCAGAATATCGTGATTACGACAGATACTACAGATCTAGAAGAGAGTATCCTTATGAATCACGTTCTGAATATGGATATAGTAATTATTCTGAGGAAGCAAAACGCATGAAAAAAGAACGTGAAGAACGTGAAAAAGAAATGCGTATGGCTCAGAATAGAGACACACGTAACACATCTATCAGATATTTCTAATCAATCAAAGATTTTAAATCAATTAAAAAATTAATATTATGTTAGAAAACGAAAGAATAATTGTACAAGATCGTGGCTTTGACGCAGGTCTTGCAGCTTTAATGCAGAATGCTAATAAAGGTTTAGATCCCAATGCTTTAATGGCTATGATGAACAATGGTAACGGCTTCGGCGGTAACGGTGGCTGGTGGTGGATTTTTATCATCTTACTCTTCTGGATGTGGGGTGGTAATGGTTTTAATCGCGGTAACCAAGCTGAAACTAATTCTGATTTTGCTAGATTAGCCGCCATGGGTAATCAGAATAACAATACCGATTTGTTGATGCAAGCTATTCAGGGAAATAAAGACGCTATTAGTACTCTGTCTACTAACTTGAATTGTGATGTTAAATCAATTGACAACGCTTTGTGTTCAATCCAGAATGCAATTGGTAAAGTTAGTGGTGAAATAGGTTTCTCTGCAGAAAGAGTAATCAACGCTGTTAACGCAGGTGATTGCAACGTTATCAAAGCAATTAGTGATTGTTGCTGCACAACTCAGCGCTCTATAGATGCTGTTAATTTGAACTTAACACAAATGAGTGCTGATAACAGATTGTCAATTTGTCAGCAGACTAATACATTACAGAATGCTATTACTTCAGGCTTTAACACTTTAATGTCTGATAATGCAACTAAATTCAATGTAATTGGTGCTAAGATTGATGCACAAACTCAGATCATCAATGACAAGTTCTGTCAGTTGGAAATGAGAGAAATGCAGAATAAGATTGACAATTTGCGTGATGAAAAACAGGCTTATCAAATGTCCGCATTGTCTCAGCAACAGACACAGAATATTGTAAATCAGATTAGACCTGTTCCAGTACCCGCTTATATTACATGTAATCCTTATGGATGTAATGGTGGGTTAACAGGTTATGGTTACAACGGTTACGGATACGGTGATAGCTGTTGTGGTTAATAAGAAAGGAGGTAATTATGTATCCTTTCGTATTTTATCCTTACTTTGGTCGTAATAATACTGTAAGAGTATTAGACCAAGTAATACCAAAGATTACTACAATAAGTGTTAGTGATTCAACAGAATCTACAGTGTTGGGTATTTGCCCCAAAGTCTGGTGTAGATTACCAAGAGAAGGTGTATTTGTATTTGAAGTAAGAAACACTCCTGCTGCAGCAAGTGCTAGTTTACCAGTATTTGTATCTACTACAGGTTCTGTAAGTACTGCTTCAAACAATAGAAATGTACCAGTTGTCAAAGGCGATAGTACTCCATTGTTAGGTTCTGAAATAACAGCCGGTAATAGATATTGGGTCTACTACAATAAGTGTGACAATATCATCCAGTTTATGAATCATTATACCGTAGCTACTGCTGCTTAATATATTAACTAAAGTATATGGGCAGCGAGTAACAACTGCCCATATCTTTTTAAAACTTAAAGATATGACATTCTCTCAATTAACACCGGGTACAAACATACACGTACTCGAGATTACAGGTACTTTTAAAAAGAGTACTGCTTACAGTTTAGGTAGAGTAGTAAGTGTATCAAAACCCTACGAAGAACCATTACCACCAAGTCAATTCCCAATGCCTATGCAGAATAGACGTAAATTAGTTGATTTAGTAATTTCTTGTGATGGTGAACAAAGAAAACTGTCAGTATCTGAAGATAAAGATTTAATGACCGATTCTACCATTGGTTTAACATTAGCTACCAATAAAGAACAGATTATTAATATGGTTAAACAATCATATAATGACTGTAAAATCAAGAAGGAAAGCGTAATGAAATACGATGAGGAGATGAGGAGATGTGAAGACATCTTAAAACTACTTAATGCAAACTCGGACATAACAACCAATGTGACAAAAGATTTCAAAGAACTTGATGAATTAAAAGCTGAAGTGAAAGAGCTTAAAAAACTTTTACAAAATCTGCCAAATGTTCGTCCTGAGATAAATGCATCAGATCCTCTTATTGGGGATGAATTAAAAGAAATCTAAACACAAAGGTTGGCTATTTCTAGTCAACCTTTTTTATTTTATACATGTATGAATACTTATAACAATAAATACGATATATTAGGAAGCACAATCAAACCTAATCCTGCATCTGTTAAGTATTGGGCAGATCTCGCATCAAATCCATATGGCGGAGATTTGAAATACTTCAATGGTAAGGAATGGGTTTTGGTAAACAATAAGTTATTGGATCAGGTTAAATTAGATGTTACAGATATACCTAATGCAGAAGCTCTGTATTCTTATGGTGTATCTTGGCAGTCTGGTTCTTTAAATCCAGTATTAACTAGAATAGGTAACCTTGATTTACATCGTTCTCTTCCAATCCAGAATAAGATGAGAGGATGTACTCTGGCTGATGATGGTACAGTTAATCATTACTTTAATAATGATTGGACAGCAAACGAAGATGGAACAACTATTGTAAAAGATGGTTCTGATGGTATGGTAATGATAGAAATTCCTGAATTCTATACTAAATTCTCTTCAGAGAATGGTGTGGACAGTATGAGAATTTCTGAGTACCCATTGGAAGGATATACTTTAGTTAAGAAACAATATGTTTCAGCTTACGAAGCAACTGTTGATAGAACTGATGCTACTACTTTGAAATTAGCTTCAGTAGTTAATACCACTGCTGAATTTAGAGGTGGTAACAATAATGCTGCAATAGATGATGCTGAAAACACTCAACTCGGTATGCCACTGACTGCAACTTCTAGAGCAAATTTTAGAAAATATGCTAGAAATAGAGCTGCTGGTACCAATTGGAACATGTTTGACTTTACTGCCGTAAATACGATATGGTTGTTGTATTCAATTGAATATGCAAATTGGAATTGTCAGTTAGCCTTTAATAATGCATTGACTACAGATGGTTTTAAACAAGGTGGACTGGGAAGTGTCGTATCAACGATAACAGATGCTAAGTGGAGTGCATTTAATAATTATTATCCTCTCGTACCTTGTGGTACTTCAGATAGTCTTGGTAACAACACAGGAGAGGTTGAATACACTTTACCAAGTTCTTTTGATACCAGTGCTGTAAAAGTGAAAGTACCAAGATACAGAGGTATTGAAAATCCGTTTGGTCATATTTTCAAAAATATAGATGGTATAATCTTTGATATTAAGACTGATGAAGATGGTGGTACAAGTACAATTTACATTGCAAAAAGTGAAGCTGACTATGGTGATGCAATCACAAACAATTTTGTAGAACTTGGTCAATTACCGAGAGAGTCAAATTATGTAGGTGATACGTATTTAGGTACAGTTATTCCAAAAATTGCAAATGGTAGTTCCACTACGGGAAGATGTGATTACTTTCATACTGCTACTGCTAGTTCTTCCTTAAAAACGATGTACTACGGTGGTTCTGTGACTTTTAACAATCTTTCTGGCCTCGGCTGCGTGTCTTCGCTTTATTCGGTGGCTTCTGCTACTGCTTATTGCGGCTCTCGTCTAGTTTGTAGACTTTAAATGTAAACAGGTTGATGTCGGGTGAAAAGCAGTGGTCTTGCGTATATTGGCTCTTTTGCTAGCCTCGGTTACGTGAATTCGAATAATTCAGTAGCTTCTACAAATGCTAATTACAGCTCTCATAAAATTTTTATCGGGTTTCGACATGACCTTGGCTCTTGCCAAAAAATAACTAATAAAATAAAAGTACAAGATTATTAAGGTTATTAATAGAAAGTAATTTAAAAGGTTATCCTTTTGTAATACTTTATAAAAAGAATAATAGATATGAAATCACAGTATGATGAACGTCCTGAAATGATACAGAAGTTAGATGATCATTCTTACGCTTTCAATTACAATATTAAAGAAGTAAAAGATGGTGATTCTACGTATTATGAATGTGAACAGGTAATAATTAATGAATCAAATGTAAATGATGATTCTATTATCAGAAATGTATTGATCGACAATTGGGATGTTAACTATCAATTAAAGATGTTAAATGATTATTTTGCATTTCAATTAGGTTTAACAGAAGATGAAAACTGTAAGAAGAGATATGAAGACTTCTTAGACTTTAGATCTAAATTGAAAGCAAGTGTAGCTAAAAGTATAATCTAATGGAATTAGTATTAGATAGAATATTTCGTACTAACAAATACACGATTGGGGAATTGCATGTAGATGGTATTTATATATGTGATACCCTTGAAGATCCAGTAAGACCATTACCTGAAACCTGCCCAAACACACCTAAAGGTAAAGAATGCAAATGTAAAGAAAAAGTATATGGTAATACTGCTGTACCTGCTGGTACGTATGAAGTGAAATTAAGCTATTCTAATCGTTTTAAACGCATCATGCCTGAAATACTTAATGTACCTCATTTCTTAGGTATACGTATACATACCGGGAATAAAACAGCTGACACAGAAGGATGTATATTAGTAGGTACATGGGATGGTATTACTGAAGATTGGATATCTAATTCTACGGCAGCTTATAACAAATTGCTACCAATGCTTCAAAAGGCAACAAATAATAATGAGAAAATAACAATAACAATAAATAACTTATAAGTATGAAGAAACATTATGTAACACATGTAGAAGATACTGATAAGTCTATAAGTGTAGCAGGTCCTGTATTAGATTATAAGCAATGGTATACAGATTACATTAAACTGATGGAGGAACAGGCTCAACGTAAATACGGTCTATATACTCCTGAAGATGCCTTCCCAACATTACCTGGTGATGTAACGAGATGGAGCTTTAAAGGGCTCACCAATGAACAGATGTCCAAGAATCCAAGTTTGGAGGATGCAGATGGAAAGGGCAGGTTCTTGACTTTCAAGAATTTCGCTTGGAGTGGAATGTCTGGATGTAATGGGTATGATTATGATTTTACAAAAAAATCTATTTTAAATTATTCGGGGGCTAATGTCAATGCTAAAATTTCTTCTGACACCTTGTATATAGAGAAAATAGATAATTCCAGAGTAAATGCCGTTATCAGATTGGCACAATTTAAGTGTCGATTAAAAATAACAGGAGTTAGTGATTCTATAAATAGCGGCGAAATCCGATTGCTAAGAATGTATAGTAGTAAGGATTTTGATAATAGGATTACCATTAACACAGATGGCATTTATGATGTTGATATTCCAAATCAAGAAGATGGATTAATTTATATATTTGCTGTTTCTTCGCAAGGTACAATAGAGAATCCTTTGACGTTAACAACTCCTATCACCATTGAGCAGCTTCCTTATTACCTCGGCTTTATCATAGGTGACGGTGTAGATGATTGTGCAGTTACCGAAAAGGATTTGGATTTTGAAGATACATATACTGTATATACTGCATTTATTCCGTTTCAGGAAGATCCGGCAAGGAATATGTTACTGTGTGGAAAGGCTTATAAAAAAGATTTTTATGTTCAATATCAAAATCTGAACAAGCTTATGTATTATTCCGCAGGAACACGCGCAATTGTAGAATTCTCTAATGGATTTAATCTTATTGCTTGTAAAAGAACGCCTACTCAAATGGTTGCAAAAAACTTGTTAACAGGGGAGACAATTGTTGTAGATGCTAATTCTTTGGTTGAAAATCCGGGATTATATTATCTATGGACAACGAGTTCTAAGATGGAATACGCCAAAGCTGCCATCGCTGGACAAGTAATTTGTAACGGTCATTTCACAACCGACGAAGAAGACACAAAAGTCCTCAATTGGTATAAAAAAGAATATCCTTGGTTGTTCTTTGATCAGGCTTGGACGGTAACAGGCAAAACCAACGAAGACACAGGTAGAGCTACCATTGCCAACATTACGGGTAATGGTAATAACCTTGTTTTGTCAAACTTTGGGTTTGCTGGGAATAGTGGATATGGGGAGTATGCTTACAATTGGAATGAATGGGGTATAGATAACGGAGCTGCTACAAACGTAAGCAAACAATATAACAAATTTGTAGCTGTAATGCCAGTCAATCAATCGATATCTACTTGTAATTTATACTCATCCGAAGTTTCAATTGGAACGAAATTTCAATTCAAGTTAAAGATTACAGGATTGACAACGAATTGGATAGTTCGTGTAATGGAGGGGTATACGGGAGATTCTAATATTATATATGAATTTGATAAAGATGGTACTTATCAGATTGATCACACTATGACAGGTTCAGGTAATCAACTTCGACTATATATTAGGACGTATTGCGCCGTTCCAAATGCAGAAGGTACTACTGTTACTGTTGAGCAAATCCCCGATCACGAAGGTTATTTAGTGACTGACGGGGTGGATGATAAAATTGAATCAGCAAAATTTAATGTAAATAAAGATTTTACCGTTGTAGGAGAGTGGGAACTTCTGGACAGTGTTAACGTGGCAGCCGGAATAGTCAAACCAAATTCCTTCTTTGTTTATAATGCTGTTACAGGAACTCAGTTGTTCTTAAATTCTACTATGAAAGTGAAAAATTACCCTACAAAATCATTGAAAGCATTTTGTTCTGACGGTAGAGTTTATGATAGCAATTGGGTAGAATACTTACAAAGGGAAGAACAAACAACTGAATCAAGTGTTGGTTCACTAAACATTGGAATTAATGGCGATAAATATGCTCAATTGGCTCTAAAGAATATTGCTTTCTTTAATGGCAAATACCTATCCAAAGAAGATATGATAAAAGCCTACATCTATTTACAAACCCTAAAAGCAAAATAATTATGACATACGCAATTGTAGACATTGTATGGGCAAAGTCCCACGGTATTGAGATTTTACCCGAAATGAGAACAAGTGTAGATCAAAGCAAAGTGATCCTGCACGAAGAGATGCTGTTACCATTTAGTGACGAAGATTTTCCAAGATATTCGTTTAGTGACACAAAGTTTATTGACCTTTTATCAAGCGAAGAATGGACTTATCCAGAAGGAGAAGAACCTGTAATTAACAGAGATTTTAGTCGTATACTGGCTTTGAACATCCTTGATGAAAAAGTAACTAATAATATAAACACATACGAGTTAACTCCAAGTGAAGCATTACAGGTAAAAGACCGTTATCCTGAATGGGTTGCTGGTATTACTGTTAAAGTAGGAGAAAGATATTTATCTGATGATATTCTTTGGGAATGTATCAAAGAACATACTACTCAAGATAATTGGAAACCTTCTATGGCTACTGCAAGTTTATGGAAAACAGTAGATGAAGAACATGCAGGTGCTATTGATGATCCTATTTCTTATATACCACCTATGGAGATATTTAAAGATAAGTATTATATTCAGAATGGTGTAATTTACAAATGCACAAGAGACAGTGGACAACCGCTTGTACACGATTTATCTGCTCTTGTTGGTCTGTATGTAGAAACAGTTTAAATGATTAATTATGACATTTAATTCATTAAATACTATAATAGATGATATTACCCTTACTATACGTGATAGTGATGTTAGCGAAAGTGAAAAGCTATCCCGTATACAAATAGAACAATGGATACACCAATACAGAGCATATTTAATTAAACAAGACTTAGATAAAGGTAGAGATGTAAATCAGGATTATGTACAGACTATAGGACCTCTGCATATATCTAAAGTAAGTAATTGCGCTGGTGGGTATAATTACAAATCTGATGAAGAAATACCCAATTTTATTGATTTACATTTTGGTTCAGGTTTAGTTGCTGTAAAAGATATGAATGGTAATTTAATTCAGCTGGGTACAGAAACTAAAGCCAAGTATCAAACAAGTAGAAAATACACTTGCAATGATTACATAGCATACATAAAAGGTAATTATTTATATATACTAGGTCCTGAGCATTTAGAATATGTGAAAATAGAAGGTGTACTAGAAGATCCAACACAAGCTGGTGAATGTTTTGATAGGGATAATACTCCATACCCAGTACCAGCAAATATGATACCCACGATTAAACAAATGATATTTGAAAGAGAATTAAATATCATGTTACGAGTCCCTAGTGATACTACAAACAATAGTACGAACGACGTTAATAACGAACTGAATGCAAGAAACTAAATACAACAGAAAAGCTTATACGATTGCTGATTTCTACGATAGTTATTGTAATTATGTAGAAGACAATCCATTATATCAAGTTTCTTATAAAGTATTTAGACAAATTGTTTCAGATTATTTTAGATACTTAAGAGATGAGATAATTGAAAATGGAAAAGAGGTCAGATTACCTTGTAGAATGGGTACATTATCCATAGTAAAACATAAACCCAAGGAATATACTGGTAAAAGTTTAAGAATGGATTATGCCGAGAGTAAAAAATATAATAAAGTTATATATCATTTAAATGAACATACTGGAGGATACAAATATCGTTTTTATTGGAATAAGCAAAATATGCTTACTAAAAATAAAACTAAGTATCAGTTAGTTATGACTAGAGATAACAAGAGACATCTGGCACAAATATTAAAGGAACACGTAAGAGATTACGTAGAATTATAAAAGACTATGATAACGAAATTAACATCAACAAAAACTGTCATAGCTAAGATAATTGCAGACCTTGATTTGAAAGAAGATGATATAAAAATCACCGATGTGCGCGAATGGATTGCGGAGGGAATGGAAAAAATTGGTGCAATTACTCAATTAGAACCCAAAGTAACAACAGTAGAAATACATAACCATCAAGCACAAATACCATGTGATTTACATCAACTTCATCAAGTAGCATATTCATTTAATTGTGATGGACCGTGGTTTCCAACAAGGAAAGCCACAGGTTCATTTGCTGTATGGGATTATGACGATTGTTGTCATGATTGTTGTGATCATTTTGGTCGTACTAAGGAATGTAGACATGACTGCAAATGTGAACATTGTGATCCCAATATGATTGTACAAAATGACGTGATGGTTAATTTAGTAGTAGATATGTATGGCAATATTGATAAAACTGAGGCAATTGAAATGCTTAATACAAATCAAAACCTCAGGACCATAGTATCTAATCTAATTAATCAATATACTACTGGTGACCATCATCCTTTTCATTTTGATACGGCAAATCCTAGTTTGGGTATACAATATACAGTTAAACCCGGTTATATCATGTGCAATGCTCCGTGTGGTTATCTTAAACTATCATACAGTGGAATTTACACAGATGAAGATGGTTACGCTTTAATTCCTGATATGACTTCATACACTGAAGCTTTGTATTGGTATGTCACGATGAAACTAAAGTATCCAGATTATCTTAATGGTAGAATGAATAGAGAGATCTATTATGATATTCGCAGGTCTTGGAATTTTTATAGAAATCAAGCATATGCCGAAGCATTAATGCCAAATGAAGACGGTTTGGAATCTATAAAAAACAATTGGAATAAAATTGTTCCTGAATTTAGAGATCATAATACTTTCTACAGTCATACGGGAGAGCGTCAAATAATTTATAACAGTAACAGATAATGAATGCACAAAGACAAACAAATACATGGATAAAAGGTATGAACTGTGATTTAGATTATTCGGTCATAAGTTCAGACCAGTATCAATGGGCAGAAAACATTCGTATCATCGCTAATGATGCTTGTTCTACTGGGGTAATGCAAAATATTGAAGGTGTATTGAGACTTAATCCTACTTTAAATTTAAGTGGGGAAACCATCGTTCATATAAATACTATTAGAGATTGGGCAATTGTTTTTACAAAAAAAGGTTCTAACTTCAATATCTATAGGTATGACTTTGGTGCATCAGAAACAGACCCTGTAGTAACTACCATAGCTACTGGTGCGGCATTAGATATTCCATCAGTTGATGGTCATTATGCAGTTAGTAGTGTATGTAAATGGGAGTCTGACGATTTAGTAAAAATATACTGGTGCGACGGCAAACATCAAATAAGGGTGTTAAATGTGGCTACAACTCATCCTAATTTGAATGTCGATGCTTTAAATATCTCACCTAAAAGTCAATTACCACCTTTATTTTTTAAAGGTTTAGGTACAGGTGGTCTTAAAGCAGGTAAGTATCAATACTGCTATCAATTGTTTAATCCAAGAACATCAGAAACATCTGTATCAGTATTATCTCCTATCATCACTGTATCAAAAACTCTAGAAAATACTAACAGTCACGATATTTATGGAAGTACCAAAGAAGAAATTACTAACAAATCCATTAAGTTACAAACTACTGTTGATACTAGCTCTTTTAGTAGAGCACGAATCATTTCTATATATTACTCTAGCAATACTGCAGAACCAGTAATAACTGTTATAGATGAAATAAGTATATCAAACAGCACATTGATATATGAGGATAAAGGTGGTTCTGTAATTGATGAGCTTACTTTAGAAGAATTCAATGGTTTAAGTACTTATTTGTTTACACCCAAAGTATTGGAATCTAAAGACAATATGTTATTTGCTGCTAATATTACTGAACAAACATGGGATATAAGTGATGAAGAATTTGATGCAAGAGCGTTTAGATGTGATAAATCAGGTCAAATATTGCTTACATCTACTTCAGGTAAAGCTGCATTTACTTGTTCTGTAACAGAGTTACTAAATGGAACTAAGACACCTGATATTGACCACGACTGCATATGTCCTGCAAATTACGATGATACAAGTGAATATCTGTACGCAGTTGATTCTACGGGCAAATATGTATACGGTGGTACTGGTGTAAATGTTTCATACAGATTCATAAAGACAAACTTAATAGAAAGTGATGCACCTACTTCAAGAACTGGCTATGCAGAAGATTCATTCGATTTAAGTGCGAAAGCACGTACAGCATCTGCTTTAGATTTGTACACAATTGAGGAAGATGGTTCTTGGGCAGATGCTGGTTCTTTATCATTTGCTGATTCTACTGCAAAAGTATTAAATTACAGTAACAGTGAAGTAGAATCTCTGGCAAGAAGTTATATGCGTGATGAAATATACCGCTTTGCTATTGTGTTTTATAATGAAGAAAATATAGCATCTTCAGCTCATTGGATTGCAGATATAAAATTCCCTAAAGGTAATACACCAGGTTATAACATCTTTACTTCAGGTATGCGTGTTAATATTGGTGGTACTACTACTAATAGTTTAGAGGTTGTTACTCACCCGTTAGGTATTCAATTTACTGTTAATATCCCAAGTGATTTAATCCAGAGTAAGAAGATTACGGGTTACGAAATAGTACGATGTGAAAGAACTATTTCTGATAGAACAATCCTTATGCAAGGAGCTGTAAGCTGTGTTTGTAACTATGATAATACAAACATCTTAACTGCTTTTCCTTATCTCACGTACGCTTCAACACACGGGTTAGTGTCACAGAATAACAAATATGCTCACGCATTTGATTTTAGTAGTCAAAATGCTAGTGAGTATTTTATGTTTATATCACCAGACATATGTGTTAATAGAGAAAATGCAGCAGAAATAACTAACAGAGCTACTGAAGTAAAAGGTATCTATAGCTTAAAATCTGCTATTACTCCAGATGGTGACATGGGTAACGGTACTCCTGCTAAGAATACAGTAGATGTAAGTGATAATAAAGCTAAAGTATTAGTAGGCGCAAAAGCTTCTAAACACGATCTTAAAACTATATCAACAAATACCACTACGAGTTGGGCTAAAAACTCAGGTTGGGCATTTGAATATGCTGATGCATTAGGCGATTCAATGAAAAAATCTACTGCAAATAATGCTATTTACATGGGTGCAGAAGCTTGGTATGATGCAACTCTAGCTAAATACTATAATAAGAATACAGGTAATTTCGATTCTGCTACAATCCAGAGTATAGCAATAGCAACAAATACAGATCCTTTTGATTTAGATAATGACGCTTGGAAAACTAAAGCTACCAACATTGGCAGCATGGTTTACTACAACTGGATGTACGGTGATGTTTCAAGGGCTACTGACTATGATGATAACAATGTACGCAAAGTTGGTCCTCACGGCGTCTGTGCCATATTTCAAAGTGACACTATGACACAACATAATGCTTTAATAACAGGTGGTGCGGAAACAGCTAATGCGATTCTTATTGCAAATTTAAAGCAATCTGTAACTCCATATGGCGGAAATAGTTATGCAGCAAGACAGAATTCTACTTACATTAGCACTGGTAATTATATAAATTTAAAAGATGTTACAGGAAGTACAAAAGCTAACGTATTTGGTGGAGATACTTACGTAGGTGTATTAGATTATGCTAATGGTATGTTTGCATATCACAATGCTAGTGATAACTATGAGCAGCCAGATAACGAAAGAAATAGAGTTTATAATGGTGCGTATATCCCATTAGAATCTTCTGTTAATCTTTCACTGAGAACAGATACAGTATCTACTTCTAAAACATACGAATCAGGTACTGGTTATGCTAATCATTTCGCAGAGAATGACATAGTTCAAGTTGGTACTATCTACGTACAGAACACACCATTATACGCTTACAATGACGCTTATTCTGCACAACCTAGAGTAAAGAATTATGTTAGTAAATCTATCTACAGTATAGATAATCTTCATACAGATACAAGAGTAATGAATTCAGAACCAAAGACGAATCTTGAGGTAACTGATTCATGGACTAAATTTAGGGTTGCTAATTATCTGGATGTAGATACTAGATTCGGTTCTATAAACAACATGAAACTGTTTAAGAATAATCTATTGTTTTGGCAAACTGACGCTTTTGGCACACTTGCTGTAAACGAACGTTCTCTTATTCAAGATAATAATGCTAGTGCTCTTACTTTAGGTACAGGGGGTGTATTAACTCGATACGATTATCTAACTACTAAGAATGGTTCTAAAGAAAATCAATTAAGAACTGCAACACAATCTGATAGTACTGTATACTGGTATGACGCAGATAGAAATGAAATATGTGGTTTTGATAATCAATTACGTACTGTATCTAAATTAAAAGGTGTACAATCTTATTTACACGATAATAAAAGTATTATTACAAATGATCCTATATCTGTATATGATAAAAAATACAATGAAGTATTGCTTACTTTAGAAGATAAAACATTAGTGTTCAATGAACAGGTTGGTGCATTCACTTCATTTTATACATATAAACCAGATTGGTACGCTGAATTCACAGATAAATTAATTATATACAAAGGATTGGCTGTATTTAAATATAATTCTGGCAACGAGTTAGACATGTTTACTGGTAATGACAAAGTATCTTATGTTAGATTTATTGTAAACGATAAGTATCCTCAAACTAAAACGTTTGATAATGTAGAATATGGTGGAGACTTTACTTACAAAACTAACTTTGATAATATATACTTTGAAACCAAAAGACAAACTAGTTTTACTCTTACTCAAGATGATATAGATTATAGGGAAGATACTTACAAATTCTGTATTCCTCGTAGTAGTAGAGAGTTAAATGAAGCTGAAGAATTAGTAAATAAGTCGTATAGAGATAGGATGAAAGGAAAATATCTAATATGCCATTACAAGTATGACTGTAATGGTGGTAATACTTTCAAGCTTCCTTATATTAGTACAGCATACAGATATTCATTAATCTAATATGAAAAAGAAAATAAATAAAAAGAAAGTTCCAGCATACGCTTTTGGGATAGATCAAGGACTTGAATTAGCTTCTGTATTAGGGGCTGGAATGCAAGGTTTTTCTGAAGAAGGATCTGGATTCGACATTGCTGGCAGTGCCTTAGGTGGTGCTGCCAAAGGTGCTTCTATAGGTATGGCTGCTGGTCCTATTGGCGCAGTTATTGGTGGAGCAGCTGGTGGCATTGGTAACTTGGTATCAGGTTTATTTAAAAAGGGTGCTATAGCAAAACAGAAACGAATCAAAGACAATGCTAAAGAAATTGCAATGGGTAAAGGTAATGCTGCTACATATGAACAGGAATATTGGAGTGAAAACCCATTAGCTTATACCTTTGAAAATGGTGGTGTATTATCTGATTTAGCTTACTTAGATAATAATGAAATAATCAGAGATGATTCAGGAAACATTGTACAAGTACCCAATAATAAACCTGGTACGGATAATCATTTAGTAGATGCTTCTAATCTTGATTCTGTTCTATCAGATAAAATTAAAAGACCGGGTACAAATAAAACATTTGCACAAGAAGGTAAAAAATTAGTTAATATGACTAAAGGAAGTAAAGGAAAAGACATATTTGCTCGTAATGCTGATAGATTAAATCAGATAAATGCAAATGCAATGTATGAGCAATTGCTTACAGAGCAAGAGGCAGTTAAAGCTAAAAAAGGTATTAAACCCAAAGTAAAAGGAATACCTACATATGCAGATGGAAAAAGATCAAAATTAGCTCAATGGCTTATTGATGAATTTAATTCTAATCAAACGGGTACGTCTAGGTCTGATGCGAAAAAACAAGCAGCTAAAAACGTACTCAATAGTGATTGGATTGGTAAATTAGGAGAAGCGATTAGTGATTTTTTCACTTCCCCTGTGAAAGGTACTGCTGTTAATAGCACACTTGCAACAGCATTTAATCGTACAAAGAACAGAGCCGGTTTGGGTGCAACTGAAAATTCAAATTGGGATGTTCCAGTTGGTGAGTATCTAGATAATCTTAATTGGGCAGAAGGAATAGTGCCAGAAGCAGGACCGGCACCTGGTAGAACCTATACATATCGTAATTTAGAAGCCAACGGTGTTGATGCTATTACTGGGGAAACTGTTCCAGTAAATACAAATACGTCTGCATACAATTCACCAGAAACCCCGGTTCCAGAATTAATTCCTACAACAAACGGTAACGCTATAGTTTCGGCTACCCCAAAAGCTAAGATTAATAAGAAGGTGGTAATGCCGGAAGCCTTTACTAAAACCCCGGTTCCAGAATTGTTGCAAGCTCCGTCTTTAGGAATCGCTGCAAAAACACCCACGACAGAAAAAATAGGATTGGGTTTACCTTCAGTTAATAATAAAAATCAAAAAACGCCTGATACAATTCCAACAGATTTTGGTAGTTTGTCTGGTTTATCTCCAATACTGTACAATTGGATTCAAAGTAGACGTAAACCTGAAGTAGAAGATACGGTGATCAATCCTTATACGGGAGCTATTAATAGAGCTATGGCAAGTCGTAGACTCAACATAGAACCCACTCTTGCAGCTAATCGGAGATCTAGAGCAATTGCTCGCAATAACATGGCCAAACTCAATCCTAATACAGGTATGAACTTAGCATATGGTAATCAATTAGCTACTGGGGAATATGCTCAAAACGCTTCTACATACGCTAATAGAGACAATGCAAATAACCAATATTTAGGTGAATACGCAAACACTATGAATAATCTGGGTCAACAATATGTACAAAATACCGTACTTACCAATGACTTGAATGCTCGTAATAGAGCTGCTGCAAGAAACTTTGGTGCTACTGCTGCTAGTCAATTAGGTCAATGGTCTCAGACTAAAGAAAAGATGCGTAATCAGGCACGTAGGGATCGTCAAATATTACCTTATTTACAGAATTTCTTAAGATATGGTACGGTAAATAGTTTAGTTGATAGTTTAACAGTATAATTATGGCAGTAAATAGATACGACAGTCCTGCACAAGCGCAATTCATGGATACTTATGTTCCAATCCCTTTTGAACAATTATATGCGTTAGGTAAGCAGGCAAATGAGAGGGTTGACAAAGCTTTGGCAGACTATAGAACTGCTGCAAATTCATGGGCAGAATTTCGTTCTAGATCTATGAAAGATATGCAGACATGGGACGCAGAAACTCGAGGTAAAGTACTTCCAATTATTGATCAGGCGGCTAAGAATCCCGAAACAATAAAGAGCATGGAATGGCAAATGGCTTTACAATCTGCAATAAATAATGTAGATAGAGCTAAGCTTTCCACTTTGAAACAAAATGCTGCCAACTTTGATGAATATGCAAAGCAGGTTCAGACTTTAATGTTACACGACAAATACAACCCCTCGTGGCACGATAGAGATTTTACCAATTGGGATACTACTACTTCAGGTTTGTTTAATGAAGTTCCTTTAGCTTATTCTTCTATAAAAGATTTAACTGACGAATATGTAAACAATTTGAAAGATAGTTATCTTGGTAGAGATGGTGGATTTATATGGACAGGAGTTACAGGCCAACAAATTAAAGACATTTTGGATGCAAACAGAAGCGGCATTTTATCCACTCCTCAAGCACAAATGCATATGCAAACATGGATGAGGAATCATCCGGGAACAACGGAAGAAGATGCTGCTAATGCCTTTATGCAAAAAGCCTATACAGATAATCAAGAGTACATTCGTAGAACACCTACTGTAGATCCATATGCTATGCAAGAATTAAAATATAAGCAAGCATTGGAGACAGCCAATTTAAAGAAAAAAGGTACAGAAAAAGAATCTGTAGATTATCCTGATGCTTACAAGAAATTGTACAATGATGCAGTAGTATTTGAAAAGCGTCAATTAGATAATAGTCCTATTTATTCACAAACAAGATTTGTAACTAATAAATTCCAAGAAGCTGCTTCCGCGCTTATGAGTGGAAATATTACTCCAGAAGAATATAACTCTTTAGTAACAGATTATGGAAAAGAAATATCTGATGCAACTGCAAACGATATTGCAAATCTATTTGCAACCAAAGCAGGAGAAATATTTCCTAAAACCGGGGTAAGAGCTGATAAATTACCTCAGTATTATGACGCTGCTACTAGAGTACTCAATGATATCACGTATCCTTCTTCTGGTATGATTCTTAATAGTTATAACAAAGTTAAGAGTTCAAATGAAATTGATATCAATTTGGGTGGTTCAGTAACTAAAGGATATGTCACACCGGACACAGGTGGTTTAATATTAGCTACAGATTTTGTAAATAAAATTATGAAAGTCCCTTCTATTAAATACAATGTAGAAACTACAAACGGATTAGAAAGGAATTTTGCAGAAGATTTAAAATCTGGAGTATTTAAAGACGTTATTAAAACACCCAGGGGAAGAATTATGTCATCAGTAGTAGACGGGATTCCTCAATTAATGCAAAGGGTGAGTGTAAGAATACCATTACAAGCTATTAAAAATGCAGGTTATGACGTAGATAGCTTCAAATCAATGGTTAACAAAACTATGGGTATATCTGCAGAAACAGGTTTGAATGTCAAACCTATTGACAAAAAAGATTATACAGATGCTTATGGTGGTAATGTACCATTAACTGGTGAATATTTTACATTTGATACAATGGAGCCAATTGATCCTCATGGCATGACTAGAATGACATTTGATCAGGAAGTTAATGATATTCATGGTGGTTCAAAATTACAAAACGATAATTATGAGCAATCATTTACTGATGCTTACGACAGTTTAATAAACAGCTTATTACAATAATATATGGAAAAATCTATATTAGGTCAATATTCTACTGAAAATACACCAAGTAAAGCAGCATTATTAAGTAATGCTGTAAACATGGTTAATTCTCAGTATTCTCCTATTACCAACATTAAAACAGGTTATGATAGGAATTTAGAAACAACTCCATTAGACGATTATGAATATGCGTATTTGCTGAATAAAGACAATCCAGAAGAAACACTAAAAGATAAAAGCTATTTGCAAGACGCATGGACTACTTTTGCTAACAATAGAGATCAAATTAATTTGATGTCTGAAAGAGCAAAATTAGTAAAAGATATTAATCCTGTCATTGAAGATATTGATTATGAATTACAATATTTGAATGATAAGAAAATGCTCTTAAATCTTGAGAATGTTTTACCTACTATGGATAAAAGTTCCCAAGAATATCAAAACACTTTACAGCAGTATGAAATTCTTAAAAACAATTTAAGAACCAATTCTGAAAAATATAATGCCATATTAGAAAAATACAATGATTCAGAAGGTAATGATGTAGATAAAAGAATTGAATACTTGAATGGTGTAAGAGATTGGTGGGTAAACGAACAATCCGAAGTAAATGATAATATTAAAGATTATTATGATTCTATTACTTCTAGATCTGAAAAATATAAACCTTCTGCCAGGTTTCAAATAAAAGAACAAAAGGCTCAGGATAAACCTTTTTACGATTCTGATTATTTATTGTATGCAGGTCCTGGATTAACAGGTTCTTCTATGTCAACCATTGAATCTTATGTAGCTGATGCTTTAGCTACAGGTGCATTGTGGTTAGGCAGACATTATGCAACTACTGGACTTTTAAATGCAATTCCTGGTGTTGGAGCAGCAGCTAATCTTGTTGGTTGGGGTACAGCAATTGCAGCTACAGCAATAAGTTTAGCAGGAAATATTTATAGTAGACACAGAGAATCATTAGCCCAAGTGTACGGAGCATACCGTTCTAAAATTGAAAAAGATCTTGAAGATAAAGGTGTATCTATTCAAGATTATGTTCAAATGGGGAGGGATCAATTAAAACAACAGAATCCTAATATAGATGTTACAAAAATTTCAGACGATGAAATTATAGACAGAACTTTATCTGGTGAAATCAAAATATCCGATGAAGTTTTGAATTCTTTAAAAGCTTCAGCAAATAATGGTCTAGAAAATGTTTATAATAATAACATGGCTTTGTCCGCAATGGATGTTGCACAATCTGCTTTGATGTTTGCTCCATTGGGTAAAGCTATGGGTAAGATTATAACCAAACCCATAAGTAAAGCATTAAAACCATTAGCCAAATTGTCGGATACCGCTACTAAGAAATATAATAAACTAGTTGACGCATACACAGGATTTAATGCCAGATTGGCTTACAATAGTCCCAAAATGAATATGTTAAGTAAAGGGGCTAAAGCTCTTGCTCGTATGGGTTTTGCTGCTACTGGGGAAGCTTTTGAAGAAGGTAATCAGGACATATTTGATTATGATTACATTCACAATCAGTATGATAAAGATTCTTCTGGCATTTTTTCATCGTTACTTGGGTTAGCTGATGCTAATTATCGTACCGCAAAAATTCTATCAGGAATAGACACTGAATCAGAATTGGCAAATGATCCTCAATTCTGGAATGACGTGAAAGGTGGATTTGCATTGGGTATGTATATGGGTGGTCCTACCACAGCGTATCACGCAGGTATTGACATGCGTAAAGATTTTATTGCCAATACGTTTGTTAGGGATATGGTTGCAGACAACATAGCTAAAAAAGACGCTATGAACAAAGCTGTCACATATGCGGACAAAGCATCAAACTCTATGCTCAATTATAAAGACAGTGTGATTGAAGTATTAGAAAACTTTAAATATCACATGCCTGACGGTATTACTGAGGATGACATAAATGCTGAAATTCAAACGGCAAACAATGTATTTAATTTAGCTAAATCAAAAACTACAAAGAATATTGGTAAGCAATTAGGTTATTCTGCGGGAACTACGGAATATAACACCTTAATTGGTTTGCAACATGTAGCACAATTAGATTTACAAGAAGCTGTTAATAATGCAAAAACAGCTCAAGATGCTGACAATAAATTGTATGCAGATCTTTCTGAAGATGCTTTATTAAGTAATTACACTCCTGAAGAAAAATTGGCAGCCATTACTTTAACTAAGTTAAATGTACAGAAAGAAGCTTTACAGGAGTTGAAGAATGCAATTGAAGCTCCAGTAGAAGCTGGCAAAACTAAATTTGGTATTACTGATAGTGATAATTCTGTAGCCAAATCTATTTTAAAGACTATACCAAATGCCATTAAAAACATTGATAGCCAGTTGGCTCAAGTAGCTGCTAATACAAAGTTCAGTACAGATTTTGTAGCTGCTCCTCACATCATGCAAACTGGTGTGGATAGCTATGCAAATTTGATGTTAGCTCAACATGATGCTTTAGTATCAGAACACAAAATGAATGAGATTTTCGGTAATGTTTTGGAAAACGGTAAACTTACTAGTTTTGACAAGGCTACAGATAAATCAAAGAAAAAGGTACTAAACAATATCAAAAAGAGAATTGAAAATTATCTAAATAATTCAGACGAGTCTAGTAGAATTGCGGAAGATAACGCTAGGCAGATTGTTGAACAGGATATTGCTTCTACAGAAAAAGAAGTAGCTAATAATGGCACAGATAATAATGAAACTGTAGCCACAAGCAAAATTGCTCCAGAAGTACAGGAAAAAGAAGCTGAAAAACCGCAATCTCCTATAATGGATTCTAGAGCAAAATCCAAAGTAAACACAGAAATACCTGCACCATCACCGCTTCCTGCTCCTGAAACAACACCTGAAGAAAAAACAGAACCAGCTACTAAACGTGATGAGGAATTCCCTACAAAAAGTTTAGAAGACCTAGCTGCAGAATTTGAAGCAGAACGTAACAAAATTGCAGAAGAGAGCAAACAGAAAGAACCTGTAGTAGAAGATGTGGAAGAAGAGGATGAAGAATTTGCTTTTGCTACACCTCAAGATTTAAAAAAGGTTGCTAATGAAGATGCAGATCCTTTAGCTGCTGCAACAGATGAAGACAAAAAAGTTTCACAAACAGCAGATACTATTACTCCAGATATTACAGTAGAGCAAAAAGTTGAACAAGCTAAAAAGAAATTAGCTACCGAACAGAAACATGATAGCAAAACAGATATGGATTCTGAGTCTAGAGAATATGAAGATTCTTTAGAAATAGAAGAATTGGCTAAAGATACAGTATCACACACATTGTTCTTTTCACCAGATTCCACAACTCCTATGTTACCTGGTTATAAATCTGGTAAAGAATTAGCAGAAAGAATCAAAGATCCCAAGTTCTTTGCAGATAGTTTCTGTGAGTTCATTATTAATGAATCTTACACTGAAAAAGGTAGTAAACCATATAAAAAGGGTGATAAAACTACATATGATAATACTTCTATTATATTGAGTGTAGAACATCCTACCGGTAAGTACGCTTTAGCACTTAAGACCCCTAAAGGAGCTAGAACTAAATTTGATGCGGATATTGCAGGTATTCGTGATAGAGCTACAGCAGAAGAATTAAATACAATTGAACAGGCTAATGAAGTTTCTATAAATGATTTAAAATCTTTTAGAAATGCAATCATTACTGCTATTGAAAACAAGACCAACAATGAGGTTATTGTACCGAGCACAATCAGTAGGACTCGTGGTAAATACAATATAAATAGAAATGGTCAGCGAGCGGTATTTAGACCTGTGCAAGAAGTAAAAGGATTCAAATTTCCTAGTAATAAATATGATATTACTCCAGAAAATGTAACCTTTGGTATCAGTAATGGTATTATTTCTGATAGCTTAATTCTTGGTGCGGGTGGTGAAATATTAAATGGTACTGGGGGTAGTGGTCAGTTGTTCATTTATCCTCCAAAATCTAGCACACTCAATAATTCAGAGATACCAGTACAAGTTAATTTACAAAGATTTGACAGAAAACAAGCCGAGTTTCTTGCAGATTTGCTTTTGAATTACGGAGCCTCTCCTGAATCTTATTATAAAGACACAGAAATTGTTGCTGGCGAATTAATAAACTTCATGGTTCGCTTTGGAGATAATACTAAAGTTACGTCTGATATTCCTACTTTTAATTGGATGAAAAAGAAGCAACTTTATGTAAATGATAAAGGGGATCTTGTAGTAGGAGAAAAATCTTACCATATCGGGAATATGTCTTCTCAAGATAAAGTGGACCTTGTCAACGATTTGATGGGATTTCACTGGAGAGCCAATAGAGAAAATTTCTTTAGTCCTGTAGGTAATGCTTTACCCTCTTTAAAAGAAGCATTTGCAAAAAGTAGTTCGTATTTGCAAGAAGACATTATACCAGGAGTAACCTTTTATAAAGATGATTTTTTAGGTAACAATGAACATCACCCATTATATACAATGGGTTTGTTTGTTGACAGTAATTTAATCAAAAGTGACTTACAAGATCAATTGTTTAAAGACTCTTTTGCTTATGCTGATGATATACAAACTATATCTAAAAAAGTAGAGAGTCCTAAAGCTGTTGAAAAAACTCAAAACAAAGTTGAAAATATAGCAAATGTACCTACCAGTGTTGCTGCAGTAGAACCAACAGAATTATCAGAAGAAGCAAAAAGAATCAACGAAATCACTAAAAACGGGACAATTGATCCATTTGCTATAGAGGATGACGACATTGATATTCCCATGCGACGTCTTACTGGTAAAGTAACCAAAGAAGTTTCTAATGAAGAAATAGAATGGTTTAAAAAGAAATTGGGTTTCCAAAGTGATTCTCTCACTATAGTAGACGATGCTATATCATTAGGTAACAATGTGTATGCAATGGGACTTGTTAAACAAGATTCTACTTTACTCTGGAAAGGTGCAGAAACAGGTACTTTATATCATGAAGCATATCATAGAATATCATTATTAACTATTTCACCTAAAGAACGTCATAAAATATATGAAGCTTATAGAAATAGAACTGGTTTAATTGGTACAGATAAAGATGTTGAAGAGTCTCTTGCGGAAGATTTTAGACAATACATGTTAAACAAAGTTGAACCTGATTTAAATATCATAAAAAGAGCTTGGAAAGCAATTAAAAACTTCATTAGTAAATGGGTTTGGAGAACAGACGCTACTATTGATAATATTTTTGATAGAATTAATACAGGATACTACAATAGATCTAAACAAAATTCTGCAGCTGTACAGGAGTTTTTAAATGAATACAAAGGTGCAGGAGCCCCATTTAAATTAGGTGGTCACGATTTTAAAAACATTACAAATACACAATTCAAAGAAAGTGTTAATTCATTGGTTGCTTCTTTATTTACTTTGAATAACGTAAAGATGCGAGATGATTTAACAGGCTTGAATTATAGTTTGTTAAAAAATGCTCTAGAACCTTCTTTAACAGACAAGCTTGTAGAGAATGGAAAGATTACCAAAGAACAAGGAGAAGCTAGAAAAGAAATCTATGAAACTTTTGATAATGTATTTCTTCCAGCAATTATTAGGAAACTAAATGAATATCAAATCAGAGCTGTAGACAAACAGGAAAATATTGACCAAGAAATAGACGAAAAAGCCGAAGGTTCTGCTGTAGGCGATCAGATGGCTACATACATTCGTGAATCATTAGAAACCTCAGTAAAAGATAATGCTTTGGCATCTATTAAAATCTTCATTGCTTCCATGCCTAAAAGAGAATTCTATGAGGCAGAAGTTAAGAAAGAAGATGGCACAATTGTAAAGGTACAGAAAACCAGAACTGTATTAAGCCCTGTTACCGGATTACCGCTCATGGTTGATTTCGATTCTTCATGGAATACAATAATCAACGAATTACACTCAGAGAACACCTTTGAAGGTATGATGAATAAATGTGCAAAATGTGCAAAATCATTACCTCTTTTTGATACTTTATATAGAGAATTATACAAGATTTCAAAACCAGTTCCTGGGGAAACAGAAACCCAAGTAATAGCTAGAGAAAATTTACAAACTCAATTCAGGAATACTTTTAGAAAAGCCAAACACAAACTTATTGGTATCTTGTCTGAAAAAATTGAAAACAATGATAATGACCAAACTAATTTGTATGTAAAAGATGAGAACGCAAATAAGATTTCCAAAAACATTATAGAAGGGTGGAATTATGGTTTACTTAGGATGACTGAGTTGATAAACTTTGATGGTGATAGTTATTCATTAAAAACCACCGATAATAAAACTAATATAGAGTTATTGCTGGATGATTACCACAAAATTAATAATTTACTCAAAAGCTATAAAAACAAACCGAACGCCAAACTTAAGAACGGTCAAACATACAAAGAATATGTAGAAGCTAACGTTATCAAAATAAAGGATAATATATTATCACTCTTAAATAGAGCGGGAGTATCTATAGATATGGATACATTAAATTCATTTTTAATTAAAGAATATTATGATCCAAATCCTGCAGAACAGTTAACAAATTTGTTTAATGACGGTAGTAATGCTGGTTTATCGTTTTTATTTGGTAATAAATTAAAGGATGTATTAAAAATTGAACCATCCGGTAATGTACCAGGCACGTATAACAAACACATTAGTCGATATTACGATGATTCTAAATTCTTAGGTAGATTGTCCGAAACTTATGGTATGACACACCCCAATTCTGATGAATTATCAGTATTATCTACGGACGGTAAACTGTTATATCCCATATCTGATCATAATTATTTAACAGATATGGTTCAGAATCTTGATAATGACCCAGCAACAGTAGAAGCCTTTACTAAGGTGTTATATAACACCGGTAATAATGCTAACCCTAATTATTTTAAGGGTTCTTATTTGCTTACAAATCTTTATAATAATCCTACAGTATCTGGAAAAATAGGTGTTGAAACTTTGGTTTATTTTAAAGAACAAGGTAGTGGTGATAAAGGACGTAAATACACAGAAATCTCGCCATTAGAAGATTATATTGCTAAAATGACACTTACTCAAAAAGGTAGAATTATTTTACCTACTATGGGTGACTCTCAAACATATAATACTTTATATGGCACAGCTATCAACAATTTCAATCAGCCTTTAGATACCACTAACAATCAAGTTAAATTTAATGCCAAAGTATTAACTAGATTTATTAATTACTTTGAAACTGAATTAGATACTATTGAATTCAACTATAAGAATGAAGGCAACCTAACTAAAGCACAAAAAGTAAAGAACTACGATACAGGCAATAGAAATGGTTATAGATTTAGATATTTCAATGGATTCTTTAAGCTTAAAGAACAACCAACCTTAGGTGGCATTGAATTTGTAGATGACTTTTCTAACTTCAATGAAGCTCTTAAACTCGCTGAAGACATTGGTGGTAGTGATTTAGCATTATCCGTAGTAAACCAAATAAAGGCTTCTTGGGCAAAGATGAGTAACTCTGATAAAGCTTTGTTAATGAATAACTATCTAACAGATGCTTTTAAAGATGAATTAGATTATGCAAAGGAAATAGGTATTATTGATTGGAATGGCAAAGATTTTGCTAGTGTAAAGAGTTTAGCACTTCCTCAAAAAGCATTAGATGATGCGGAAAATCATTATAAGAAGCGTCAAGAAGTATCAAAATACAGCAAGGAATTAGCTGCTACAGAATTGATGGCAAATTATTTTGCTAATACTGTATCTTCAGTAATAGAATTTGAAAAATTATTTGTCAAAGATCCTGCATATTATAAAGATCCTGTAGACAAAATCAAACGTCTTCGTGAAGTATTATCAACCGGTGTTACGCCTAGAATAGACTACGGTGAAGGTAATGAGTTATCAAATTTGACTGAAGTTAATGTGGGTACATTATCAGATAATGTAATACCTAGTAGACAGCTTAGTAAAATTAATGAATTTGCGAAGAAATCAGCGGCAGTGAGATTATTGCAGGAAATGCACAACATGACCCAAAAAGAAGCTCTTGCTGCTTATGAAAGTGGTGAAGCATTACCTCAAGATGTTGAAGATGCTGCTAATCTTGTAGTTGATAGTAAATTCGGTGGTTATACCAAAGTAAACCAAACGGACGCTACTGTACTTATTTCTCCTGAATTCTATAAAGAATTAGTGAGAAGAATTGATGGTTGGACTCCTGAAGTAGCTAAAGCTTTTGATATATTGAATAACCCTGAAACAGATTATGAAGCTGATGCAGATACTTATAATGAAGCACTAGCCGTTACATTAAAACCTTTAAAATTAATGTACTTCGGTGATCATTATGATATAAATGCAAAAAGAGATATACCTGTATTCGACAAGATGGCAATGTTCCCGGTTCATAGAATATTCTCTACAGGGGACATGGGAGAAGTGTTGAAAGTAATGCAAGCTAGAAACATTCACATGCTTGCATTTGAATCTGCAGTTAAGGTTGGCCAAAGAGTTGAAGAAGTTAAATCTAAGATATACACAGATAAATCAAATACTAAGGTAGATATCGAGGGTTTGATGAATATGCCTACTCACAAACAGTCTTTAGTTAATTTTAGACGTCAGCTAGTAACTGATCCACACCATGCAGATAGACAAATGTTTGTATCTCAGGCTCAGAAAGCAGCTATGGGTAACATTAGAACAGCTTGGACATATACTACTCCTGATGGAGTACCTTATTCTGGACAAGAGGTTATTGACAACTTCAACGGAGCTCATAATGCCATTACCGAATTTGGTAGAAAGAGTATAGAAAAAGACTTTGGTATTGATGCTAATAATCCACAAGCCAGCATTGTTAAATTTGCTAATATTCTTAAGAGAAAAGCAGAAAATTCAAACATGAATGATAATGTTTTGAATGGTCTTACTGTAGAAGATGGCAATACTAATGCTCCTATTTCAGGTTTGTCTGATAACTCTTGGATTGAAAGCGGTCTTATATCAATGTTGAACAAAGCCATAGTAGATACTAATTTACCAGGTGGTATGTTTATTCAGATGTCTTCCATCTTGTATAACAGACTGGCTGTAACGTCTGATGTTAACAATGTAAGAAAGCTTAATTTTGTCAATGACGATGGTAGTATGGATTGTGTTATATCAATTAACTTGTTGAAGCACATTATACCTGGTTATGATAAAATGACTTTCAGTCAAGCTAAAGAATGGTTAATAAACCACGATATAATTGGTCCAGATACAAAGGCAATAGCAATGGGTTATCGTATCCCTGCGCAAGGTCAGGCTTCTACAGCAGCTTTAAAAGTGGTAGACGTTTATCCTGAACAGATTGGTGATACTATTACTCTTCCTGATGAATTTACAGCCCTTACTGGGTCAGACTTCGATTAACACAATAGTCGAAACAAAACTTCTTTAATTGCTGGAAACCCCTTAGAGCCTAAGGTACTAAGTGTAGTAAAAATCCAAGGGATTGGGCAACCAGCAGCCAAGCCGATCGTTATCTATATAACTAATCGGAAGGTTCAACGACTAATACTCAATGGAAGCTTCCTAAATGGATAGCAAGTATGAAAACAAAAATAACTAAAGAATCTAGAAATTTATTGATAGCTCTTTTACTTGGTGATGGAACAATAAGCAATAACAATGTATTTAAATTAAGTCATTGTGAAGAACAACGTGATTATCTTGAGTGGAAAATAAAACAACTTAAAGACGCTGGTTTACGAAACAATGGTTTAAAAGAATACATCAGTGTTAAAGGTTATAATACAGGTAAAAAAGTTTATTACACTCAATTAAATATTATACCTTTTATAAAAGTCTTGCGAAGAGTTTTTTATAAACCTAATAAAAAATTGGGAAATAGAAAACTATTAAACAGACTAGATGCTAAAGGAATTGCAATCTGGTATATGGATGATGGACATATAAATTATAGAAAAACAAATGGTAAAGTTCACGGTTTCTATATAAAAATTGCAACCTGTATGCCAAAAGAGGAATTACAAACAATAATAGATTACTTTAAAGAAGTTTGGAATATTGATTTTTACATGTTTCACGAAGGTAAAAAAGAAAACAGTTATTCTTTATGCTGTGGAACAAAAGAAGGAATAAAGTTTATAGACATCGTAAAACCATATGTTGAACAAATTCCTTCAATGCTTCATAAAATTCAATATGATTTGAGTCAGCGCACACACGCTGTGTAGCCGAAAGGTGAAATGGGAAGCACTATCAAAGTGAAGATATAGTCTAGCCCTTATGGAAATCATAAGGTAGTAGCGATTGATAAATTATTTATAGCAAGATATAACTACGATAATAATGGTAATAGAATCAAGTTTGAAACAAAAGATCAGTATGTTCGGAGACTGAAAGCTACTGGTTTAGATGATGAAACTGTAGTAAGAAAAGCTTATGAGAGATATAATGGTAAAACTGATTTTGAAGCAAATAGTAGAGAAGCAAACGAAAATATGCTTCTTGATATGTATTTGTCAGTAATCAGCAATCCTATGAACTTTGCAGAAGCTAGACAGCCTCTTGATACTGTAACAGATTATCTGAAAGACAAAATTCTTAAGGATGTTGATAAATTAACGGGTCAAGGTAAGAGAACTAGTAAATCTCAATTGTATTTCTCTACTCCGGCATTCCAGAGTAGAACTAAAGCTGAGTTGAATGGTGGTAAGTTTGGTATTGGTCCGTTTGCATTAGCTAATGCTCATCAAGTATTAACTCAATTAGTTAAGTTGAATTTCAAACCAAATAAAGTATTGAACGATTACGGTATACGTGATTTGCATCATATTCAGAGTGAAGATGCTAATAAAATCAATGTATTAGACTGGTTATCAGCTTTGATTAATGCTCACGTAGACGTAGCTAAAGATCCGTATATTATTCGTTTGAATGTACGTAAATTAACTTTTAACATGACTAACTTCTTAATTAGAAGTGGTAAAGGTGAAAGTACATTTTATTTCTTACCTCAACAGATATTGAAAGACTATGCAACTGAATATGATAAATATTCTGGTTTTTATGGCGTTGAAATACCTGCTGGTAAAAATCCTGAAAGATTAGCATTTACCAAGGTTTGGAATGATTATTATAAAAAAGCAAAAGAATTATCCGGTGGTAAGAAAGAGAATCTTCTGAATTATCTTAAGGATAAAGGTGTAGGTACTAATCAAAGAAAAGAAATGTTTACTGTACCACATCTTAGAAAACAATTACAGAAAACCGAAACATTTGATTGGTATTATAATCAATTATTAATTCTTAAGGCTTATGAAGAATTAACTCCATTTTCTAAGAGTTTGTCAGAATTAACTAACTTATCTCAGATTGATACTAAAAGATTTGGTAATAACTTTGGTTTACAAAGCGCATTCTTGGATAAATGGAAACAGTATATGACTGAACAATCTGTTTTTAACAATCCTTTGAAAGTGTTTACTAATACGTTCTTAGGTAAGAAAATGATTGATGGTTTAGTATTTCCTAGAAACGCATTCCAGAATGTCATGATTAGACTTACTCCGGAATTTGAAACCTTACGATCATTAATTGAATACTATACCAAAGGTTATGCTGTAAGTGATGATACATATATTAACAACATCACTAGAGCAATGGAAGTATCTTACAAGACTAAATTCTTTAATCAGTATGTTAAAGATAATCAAATGGGATTCCGTGGTATGCTATTTGGTAACAACAGTATTTCTAGAAGATTGGATAGACTTAAATCTGATATATTACAAGGCAAATATCCTTCATTACTTGGGAGTGATGGTAGTTTTTCGAATGTGTTGATTAACAATATCTTTAGTAGACCAAAAGAAGATGCTGCAGAATTACAAGGACCTGATTTCATTGCATACAAACCTAATAAAAGTGGTGATAATAATTTGGAAAATGAGATCATTCGTGCTTGGGAAGAACTTTATGAAAGTGATTATAAAGAAGTAAGAGAATTTGCTAAAGATCTTGCAATATATTCTTTCTATACGTCTGGAGATGCTTTTGGTAAGAATAATATATTTAGATACGTTCCTAACTCTATAAGAGAAGAAATAGGATATTTTGACTATATTAGAGAATTAGAAAAACATCCAGAAAATGTTATATCTCAGATAGATTTACAAGAAGTAATCAGAAATCTGTGGTGGAATGATCATGTAGTTCCTGCTATTGAATACTATAAATTGGATTCTAGCTATGAAACTATTGAAGAAGAAGGTAGAGCAGTATATAGACCTGTTGCTCATGATGGTAGTGGATTATTTGTAACTAATAAGAAAGGAGAACAAGTTGAAATACCTTCTATAATCTATGATGAATCTAGTAAATTTAGAGGTATTGTAGGTTATAATGAAGCAGGTGATCCTATACATTATCTTTATAAGAAAGTTAAATTAGACAAAAACAACGATCCTAGAACTACTTTCTTATATAAATATATTGGTGTAGATGAAAATAAAGTACCAGTATATCAATTGATTAATAAGAAAGGTTTAAGTTATAAGGGTAATGTACTTGTTGAGTTTGGTTTTAAGAAATCTTCTGTAGGCTATAACAATGTAGTACCTACTGGTATAGATTTTACCCCGTCTAGAGCTATAACTTATGTACAAGATTTAACTCCTGTCAAAGCTAGTTTACAGACTAAGATGTTTAATCAAGCTGGAGAATTCAATGAAAATGCTTTACAGACTGTAGCTACTGAAAATGTTGATTTGCAGAATACTGAACCTTTAGCTTATAAAGAATGGTCTAAAACTTATCAGTCAAAGAACGGTGAAGCTGCATCACAAGAAGCATATCAGCAGTATCTTGATAATTTTGAATATAGTTCAAAAAGGCAAGTACCGACTGAAGCAAAAGAAACCAATCTTGCCGAAACTTGGTCTCATGATGAACAATCTTCAGAAACTCCTACTCAATTCACTGAACTTCAACAATATGCTAATCAAGTAGGTTTAACAGAGGCTTTACCCAAAGTAGAAGAAGTAAAACAAGCTGTTGAAGAAACTAAGCAAATACAAGATAAATATGTATATACTTTTGATGATGGTTTAGAAGTTAAATTAGATTTTGAATTGAATGATCAACAGAAATCTGCTTTGAAAGAGTTAGAAGCATTTGTTAATGGAGATGATACATCTATTACTTTATCTGGTTATGCTGGTACAGGTAAAACTACTATTATGGGTATATTTAATGAATATTTGAAGCGTAGAATAAATGCAGATATTATTTTCTCAGCTCCTACCCATAGAGCAAATGCTGTAACTAGACAAAAGACACCGAATGCAAAAGTTGTTACGCTTCAAAGTTTATTAGGATTGCGCCCGGATTTTAACATTACTGAAGATGTGTTTGATTTGCACAAGTTAAAATTTGAACAGGTTGGCGATGTTAAAATAGAATCTAATTCAATAGTTATCGTTGACGAAGTCTCAATGATTCAAGACAGTTTATATGATTTCTTACTTGAGCAAATTGCAGCGAAAGGAGCTCAGATCATATTTATGGGAGATAAAGGTCAATTAAGACCAGTAAAAGCAAATAATATATCCAAGGTATTTAGAAACAATGGTGCACAATTACAATTAACCAAAGTAGAAAGAACTGGGGATAATCCTATATTGAAAGAATCTACTAGAGTGAGAAACGGTGAGGATTTTAGTTATAAAACTGATATTGCTTCTAACGGACAGGGTGTTGAATACACAGCGGATAAAAATAGAATTAGAGAATTTGTTAGAACTTCATTAAAAGAAATGAAAGATTCACAAGACCCTCTATATTTTAGAGTATTGGCTGCGACAAACTCTTCTGTAGAAGCTTATAACTCTGCGATAAGACAAATCCTGTATGGTAGGAGACCAGCGCAACTGTATGAAGGAGAACTTGTAATGGGTTATTCTAATAGAGAATACGATTCTCTAAGAAAGAAGTATAAATTAATGAATAGTGGAGACTACGTAGTGCAAAGTGTTAAACCTACTACTATTCAAATTGATTTAACATATCCTGACAGAAAAGAAAGTATAAGTATGGAAGGATATAAAGTTACTCTCAAAGACGCAATAGATACTTCTGCTTCTTCGTTTACTATTGATGTAGTATCTAATTTTGAAACAGATGAAAATATCATAAAAGTTCAAGAATATATACAGACCTTGTGGAGTATGCGTAAGCAATTGTTAGCTGAGGGAAATCCGACTGCAGCTAAAGCTGTTATTGAAAAAATCAATAATATACAAAATAGGATTCACACTATGCGAGATGTTAAAGACGCTAACGGTAGATTAAAGCTTAGAAAATCGTTTGATTACGGATATGCTCACACAATTCATAAATCTCAAGGTGGTACTTATAGTAAAGTTTTAATTAACGACAGTAGTATAAATACTTTTGGGTTTAATGATAAAAATGGTCAAGAAGTAAGACAAGAATTGAAGTACGTAGCAGTATCTAGAGCAAAGAATTATGTAATGGTTCAAACTCTAGAAAAAGCAAAGCAGCAAGTAGTGGAAAACTATGATATAGATGAAGAATTTGTATCAGCTACGGAAGCTGATTTGAAACAAGCAGCTAATGATTCTGCTACTGAAGAATTAGACAAAATGGGTAAACAACGTAAAAAAGAATGTGAATAATTATGCAGTGTTTAAATATTAAAAATCCAGAAGTTGCAGCTTTACTTAAAGAGTATACAGAAATATTAGGTAGTGAGAATGCTGCATATTATGTTCTTTCAGAAAACAATGGCTATGGTTTAGATAAGGCTCCCAATGGGGAGCCATCTAAGCTATTTTCAGACCTTTTAGAGCATTATAATGGTAATAGAGTAGCTGCTATTCAAGCTAAAGCTAGAACTTACTCTGAAAGCTTTAGAAATTGGTTTGGAGATTGGGTTGGTAACACATCAACAGATATTAATAGCAAAGACGCAGTTGATTATTTGTATGATATAAACCCAGAGTTATCTAAAGTAGGTAGTAAAGAAGAATATACACAATATATAAATTCTATATATCCAAATTCTTTAATTGACTCCATATATTGGCATGGTACAGATTCAGATCTATCTCAAGGTGTTGCTAATTCCAAAAAAGGTAAAGGATCTGGCGCTCCAGAAACTGGTGCAGAAATGTATTTTAACAAACAGCCTTGGGCATCATTGCAATATATTTCTGGTGTAAACAGAAACATTCCTGATACTGAAGGGTATAATAACTGGGTCAAACTCTGGTGGGAATTAAAAGAGGCTCTTGGTAATGGTAGAATGGAGTCTAATGACTGGAAAAATGAGATAATAGGTCCAAATATTAGGCAATATTCTCCAAATAAAAGAGGTATATTTAATAGAGACAAAGGTGGTTCTAACGGAAAGTATTTATCAGAAAGAAAAGCTAGATACGGATATCAAGATAAAACAGATAAAGAGTTTTTTGAAGAAGTCTTTGATATAAGATATGGTAAAGAGACCTTTAATGATTGGGTAAATAGAAAGAAATCTGAATTTCAAAATGCTTGGAAATCTAGACAAGTAAAAAAAGGGATGTATCCAGCAGTCCTCAATGTACAAAATCCAATTGTAGAGAAAAATCAGAATACTTATTATGAAGAACAACGAGGATTATTTACTAAAGCCAAGCAAAATAAAAATGATGCAATTATATCTAATGAAGCAAATAATGAATTTGAATCAGATGTTATTGTGGTATTTAATCCGAAAGAAAATGTTCATTTGTTAGGTACAAAACAAGATGTTGAAGATTTTAAAAATTGGAAAAGTTTAAATAAAGCTAAAACTAGTGTATCCAAAGTAGTAGATGAAAATGGAGAGCCTTTAGTAGTGTATCATGGAAGTTCTGCCACTTTCGACACTTTTGATGAAAACTATCAGAGAAGAGGGCAATTTGATTTTGGCTTTTATTTTACTCCTAATCAAGAATTAGCACAAAGGTATGCTTCTGAAGGTAATTCTTTATATGCTACATACTTAAACCTCAGAGAAGAAGATACAATACCACAAACCAGACGCGATGATTGGGTATTTAGAGATGGTATTATAGTAAAACATAATTATGAAGCTAATGAACAAGCTAGAGAAATAGTAGTTAGAAGATCAAGCCAAGTTAAATCAATAGATAATCGAGGTACATTCTCTACTCAGGATAATAATATTTATAATCAAGAAGCTGCTACTCAAAACGCTACTGGTAGAAATAAAGAATTAGCTTTATTACTGCGAGAGATATATCCAAACATTGAAATAGATGCATTAACAAACCCTAATCTTAGGGGACAAGCCCAAGTAGAAGGATATATGGCTGGTAGAGTATTATTAAATGCTGCATTAGAAAATCAAGACACCTTACCTCACGAATATGCTCATCATTACATTGCTTGGTTTAGAAATGCGCCTATTGTACAAAGAGGTATAAAACAATTTGGTAGCGAAGAAGCTTTAGTACAAGCAATAGGTGAGAATTCTGTTAAAGCATTAAAATGGTATAATAGATTTTTTAATTGGATAAAAGGATTATTTAATGAAAAACAAGACACTTTAAACGAAATCACAAAAGCATTTTTATCTGGTCGTACGTTGGATAATTCTTATTTCTTTGGCAAAGAAATACACAACCAAAAAGTTGTTGAAACTCCAAAAGCTGTGAATGATACGTATGACAAATTAATGTCTTCTATTCATCGTAGAATGAAGGACATCCAATATTCTAAATATACAGATCCGAATAAACTAGATGAACTGAGAGCTTTAGAATTTAGATTAAATCAATTAGAAAATGATAAAGCTACTTTAGAATTCATAGATTACATGGATCAAGATATCAATTCTGCATTATATGAAACTTTAAGAATATTATCCAAAGTAAAAGAAGCTGCTAAATACGGTAATGATCATGAAATCTCTAATGCTGAATTGGATCTGATTAAAAAAGGTTATATTGGATTCTATAACAACATTGCTACTAATTTGCAGAATATGCTAGATGATGATACTACTTTTGATTATTTCAATAATGAACAATTGATTAATGATACAAAAGTAGCATTAAAAAGAATCATGGGCAATTATGCAGAACTTGTTAGAAATTTCAATAATGTAGTTGATATAATTGCTAAAGATAACTTTATTAAAGAAGCTACTAAAGCTGGTTCATATACTGTAGATCAATTGAAAAACATTCTGGAAGAAGGCGATTTAGATATTAACTTGTGGGATCAATGGGTTGGTAGTACACAGTATTCTAATAGTGAATTAGTTAGAATTATGATGAACAAAATAATCGCTGTTAAGAATGCTGTAGCAGATGAAGAAAGAATCAAAGGTAAAGAGTTATTATCATTGTTAGATCAGGTAGATAAATCTAAACTGGCTTATTTCCATGAGAAAACAAAAGATGGTCACAAAACAGGATTTATGACCAGAGATTTAAATTACGGTGAACATTATCAAAAGCTTTTTAAATTTCAAAGAGAATTAGCGGATAAATTAGGATTTGGAGATAAAGACTTATCAGAAGTACCTGCTCTATTAAATAAAGAGCAATTAAAAATTTGGAATACCGAGAATAACAAATGGCATTCTAAATACAGTATCCGTAGATTTGTACCAGAATATTACGAATTGACCAACAGTCTTAGTGAAGAAGCTAGAACAAGAAGAGATACAATTAATATGGAAATCAATCTACTTCTTAACAAAACTAGGGACAAAGATGGTAACCCACATAGAGAATTATTATCCGATGAAGATTATGGCAAATTGCAAGAATTAGAAAATGGTAGACGTAATTTGGCAAATCCTTTTTATGCAGATGGCACTACAAAAGCAGGTTTAGATTTGGAGATAGCCAAGGAAATGCAGCAATATAATAAAAAACTTAGAGCTAAGTTGAATTATAAACCAAATATGGAGAAATACAACAAAGCCAGAGAAGCTGCTAAAAAGAATCTTTCTCCAGAGCTGTTTGAAAAATGGGAACAAAGAAATTCTGTTGAAAGAATAAAAGAAGATTTTTGGGAAGACGTTAAAATGTTATCTTCAAATCCAATTAAATCTGACAATCAAGTATTGTATGAGAATGCTAGAAAAAATCTTTTAAAATTATATGCAAGAGAAGATGGTACATTTAACGTAGACGCTATGCCTGAAAACGTTAAATCTATGATAAACACTTATGATGTAATGATATCCGATGAAGCTATTGCAAATAGAGATAAACAAAAAAAATCTAGAGTAATGGAAATAGCTAAATGGAATATTAACCCTAAATTCTACGAAGAATACGAACATATGGAGAAACAGGGTGAAGCTGCATTTAACGCGTGGTTCTCTGTAAATGCAAGATATACTTCTCGGGGTGACATCGTACCTGCTTCTTTTTGGCGTAAGCTAGTTCCAAAGGATGAATTTAAATCAAAATACGTAGAAAGAATACCAAATAAATCGTGGGCAGAAATTGATAGAGAATCCCCATTTTATGATCCTAGATTTACTAAATATGAAGATCGTGGTGAGACAATAATACCAAATATCAAGTACTTCGATAACACTGCTGCTTATAACAAAATTGTTAGTGATCCTAAATTAAAAGCATTATACGATGCTTTAACAGATGTAATGGACTTATCCAATTCTAAGATAGGTTTTTTGAGATATGCTAATAAATATAAATTACCTCAAATTGAAGGTGGTGCGTGGACTCAAATACGTAGTAAAGATAACTTCTTAAGTGGTATAGCGTATGCTGCACATGATCTTTATACAGTAAAAGATGATGATGACAGATATATGTTAGAAAATGCTAAAAGATCTGATGGTTCTTTGGTGAAATTAATACCCACAAGGTATATCAAAATGTTAGACAATCCTGATGCCATAACTAACGATATAGTAGGTTCTATTATTCATTATTATAAAATGGCTGTAAACTACGAAAAGATGAGTGAAGTTGCTCCTGAATTAGAGTTAGCTTTGGACTTTGTTGGTAGAATGGATTTTAAAGATAGAAAGGGTGGCAGAATATCTGGAGTAGAAAGTAAAACTTATGACAAAATGAAGGATTTGATGAATCGTTTTGTCTACGGTATGGAAAAAGATGCTAAAGAAGTTAATATACCGTTACCAAAAGGTAAGCATGCAAGAGTAAGCATAGATAAATTGGTTAGTAACTTAGCAGCATATACCAGAATTCAAGGTATATCACAGAACTTAAACGTTATCTTGACAGGTTTAATTACTAATAAAATTCAAAACAGGTTGGAAGCAATTTCTGGCATTTACTTTGGAAATGAAGAACTTGCCAAAGCAACGAAGACTTTACTACCAGCATACGCAGATGCGATTAAAAACATAGGTAAAGCCAATAATAAAAACAAGGTATTGTGTTATCTTGAATACTTGGGTGTAGTTAGAGACAACGAACAAACATTTAGTAAATTAAACCAATCTCGTTTACTGCGAGCTCTAAATCAACATTATTGGTATTTTGGTCACGAAATAGGTGATATAATCACTAAGGGTAAACTAGCACTATCTGTTGCATATTTCAATAAATATGATCCTGAAACTGGTAAATTTTTAAATAAAAATCAATTTCTAAGACGATTTAAAGATAAGAAAAAAGGTAAAGCTGCTTGGAATGCATTAAATATCACATTTTTTGATGCTTTTGAAGTTAAAAACAATCAATTAGTAGTAAAACCAGAGTATGCTAATGTGGTTGATGAAAACCTTTCTAATAGAATAAAAAACACTACTAAACAAATTGCTACTAGAATTGACACACAGTTATCAGATTTGGATAAATCAAAATTACATTCCAATTTGATTGGTCAGTTATTATTAATATACCGTAATTTTATTTTGGTTAATCTGCAAACAAAATTCTTAACTAAGAGACAATTCAACTATTCTACAGGATTGTGGAATGAAGCGCAAATTCCTGCGGCTTATGAATATGTAAAAAGACACTATTTTGACAAAAGCAAGATTGATCAATTAAAAGAATTGTATAAAGATCATTATGATGAATTAGATGATTACGAAAAGGGTTGCCTAAAGAGAGTCACATATGAATTTTTATTTTCTACTTTGGGTTTCTGGTTGATTTCTTCCATAATACGTGCTATGGCAGATGATGACAGGGATAATTGGTGGAAACAAGAAGCAGCATATCTTACTTTAAGAGCCTCTTTGGAAACTCGTGGTAATGTGTTACCTATTGAAGTATTTAATATGCTTAATAGTCCTACAGCAGCTTGGTCTACGTTACAGTATTGGGGAGACTTAACTACTGTAGCGTTGCAAGATCCATTTCAAGAAATAAATAGAGGACCATATCGTGGTTTAAACCGATTCCAACGATCCTTAATTAAGTCAACTCCTCTAAGAAGTATATATGAAGCAAGAGATCCAAGATCTAAGTTAGAATATTATGATAACTTGATTTCAATCTTTTAGTATATAGCCCTAAAAATTTTAAAGGCAATAATAAAGCCCCTTTAGTATTATACTATTGGGGCTTTATTGTGTCTTGTAATGTAATATTTTCACTTAATGGTTTTATTGTTTTAGCATTTTCATCAAATAGATACCTGTGTAATTTACCATTTACTCCAGCATTCCAAAAATTCAATATCTTGATTTTTGTTTCATAACCAAGTGATTTATATAATCCATATTCAATCTTTCTAGTTATAACGTGTATACAGTAAGCTCTATTAAAAGCTAAAACTGTATATTTAATCTTACTCATAGTTATAGTATAACTACAGTGAAATAAATGATGCTGCTTTAAAGCATTTAACAAATAAGGTTTTATATTATGAAATACTAAAAAAACGTGACTTGAAAGAAGTGGATTATTAACATCGTTCATATACATGTTAACAAATTCACTATCATCCAAGTCACGTTTGCTTAAAATATCACCAAAAATTTGTGGAAGTGAAAATATACTATGCTTAGTATATTTATCTATCAACATATCATTTCAGCACCATCTTCATCATAGTATTCTTTCATATGATCCCATAGATCATTGTTTTTATGCCATGCGATTCGTTTTATGGCATAGTCTATAGTTACAAGCCTTTCCTCAATTGTTTCAGGATTGAATTTAAAGACTCTAACTTCATACCCATCATGAGATTGTACTGCAACAATATAAGTTTCGTATTCATATTCTTCAATATTAAGTTTTAGTTCGTTTTTAAAATACCAATGGATAGCCAACCAATAGTAAGCTAGTTGACGACAATAATCAAATTCTTCTATAGAATGTTTAAAATTATAAACATCAGCTGTCGTCTTTATATCCACTAATATTATTTTTTTATTTGTATGATCTATCATTATTCTATCTAATAATGACTTACATGGTAGATCTCCCAACGAAGAAGCGTTAGGATATTCCCAGTTGATATGAAATTCATTATGAACTTCAAATGTTTCTGGATAGTTAAATAATAATTCATTTGCTTTCTTATGATCTTCCATATTCTTCTTAATTGCTTTTAGCATATTAAGGTCTGCAAATGATATTACTTTTTTAGAATCTTTATTTCTAAAGTATTCTATATAATTTTGATATAATTCTACTAATTCTTTTGCCTCTTGAATTTTCTTTTCTTCAGATTTATTATTATCATAAGCTGCTTCATAACTCATAAGTAATATGTGATCTTCAGATGCAAGAGGATCAACGAGTCTTGCAGCAGAATAGAATTCAAGTAAATTTTTTTGTTGTTTTACTTTAGGTACTGCAAAATCTAATATAATATAGTCTTTCCAGAATTCTTCTGGTTGAAGAATATATTCATGGATCATAGTACCTTTATCCAGAAAACTAGCTTTTAATCCTTCTTTTCCATCAAGCATTTCTTTAAGATATCTTGGTCCTTTTTTTAGGAACCAACCGATATTAGAATTGCTTATACGAGTAAGGTCTTCATAATATGGTATAGTTATATCCATTATTCTTCAAGTAAAATTAAATTTTCATATGCATTTGTACTAGCATAAGTCATCATATCATTATATTCATCACAAGACAACATAATATCTAATTCTACTTGGTTAAATTCTTCTACCATATTCTGTTCATCCAATTTAACGTTAATCTTTTCGTAATTTTTCATAATTCAAATGTTAGTGGTTTGTATTTAATCGAATAAGATTCATCTAATATACTTACATTAGCATATTTTGTATTTAAATATTTCTGTAAAGAATGGTCTCCGGAATGAATGTGCCCTGATAATACATACTTTGGATCTTTTTTCGCGATTTCATTAAATAAATAATTATTACCTGCTGGCACTCCGTAAGGATAATCTTCACTCTTTTGCTCCATAATGTTCCCCACGTATCCTACTAGAGGAGAATCATGACAAATCAGAATGTCTACATTTTCTGGTATTTTTTTATAAAGATCGGGTAGCTTTGTATTTCCAGGCATGTAAGCCCAATTACCAAATTCTTTACAATAAGGTGTACCATATATTTTGTAGTATTTGTCATCTGCGCCTGAATAAATATTTACTTCTCCGTTAATTAAAATAGTTAATTTATCAAACAAATATGTTTGAGGTTGAGTAATCATTTTTTCAAACCAGAAATCATGATTACCTGGAGTAAGTATTACTCTATCACAAGGTAGATTCATAATCCACTTTTGAAATTCATTAAAGGCCCATTTAGTCATTTGTATATAGTCTCTTTGAATTTCTAATGGTGAGATATCTCCACAAATTAATAATGTATCACATGGTTCTATATCAATAAGATTGCCATGTAAATCACTAATTGCAGTTATTTTCATATCCTATTTTCTTAGATTTTTTGGTTTTGTCTTTAATAAATAAATATTTATTAAATTCATCATTAAAGAAAGTGTTGGTAGAGATAAATTTTATTTCTTCTACTTTTTGTATGAATTCTCTTTTATAATTCTTGAATTCGTCTAATACATTCATCAGTTTCTTTATGATTATGTACTATAAATAACTTATACTTCTCAGCTAAACCTTTGTTTAGTAAAGACCACATAAACCATTTCCATTTGTACGGAAACACATCATTAGGTCTACCTTTTGCTTCAATGATAAAATTATCTCCAACAAAATCTGGAGTATAAGTCATAGCACGAATTTTCTTGCCACAAAATGTAAATGATGGTAATAATTCAAATTTAATAGGCTCATATTCTGCTTTAAGATTATGAGCCTTTAATTGTTTATAAACATATGTTTCTAATTGTGATTTGAATTGTATTCCATCATATATATTAGGTGTAGCATTTTTAACCTTTTTATTTTGTGAAGTCTTTTTTCTTCTTTTTGTAGTTTTCATATGCTTCTACTATAGCTTCAATTCCTTCACAGATTAACACAGCACTAATATTGGAAATAAATACAATAAGTGCCAATTCAAATGGTGTTGTTGTTATTGTCATGTTTTTCTAAATATTTAGAAAGTTTCTCTAAAGATATTAAGTCATAGTTAGCTAGACTTGCATCTATACCTACATCCACTCTTAATTCTTTAGAATCTGTATTTATTTTATCTACTTTTCCGTGACAATGACCGTGTAACATAATCGATCCTTTATCTTTATGTTCCCAACTTAACATTGGAAAATGACACATAATAACATTTAGATCTTTGTATAAGAAATTATATACAGATTTCTTAAACTTAATATTCTTGATTTGAGTAATATGATTAAAATAGCATTTTAAATGATCTGGTATTTTATCATGATTGCCAAGTATTAATACTTTATTACCATTTAGTCTTTGAAATAGTTTTCTTTTATCTTCTACTTCACCAAATGCTAAATCACCAAGAATATATACTGTATCTTTCTTATTTACTCTGGAATTCCATAATTGTATCATAGCTTCTTTAGCTTTTTCAACAGTATTTCCAAACAACTCTTTACGTTTTGGATGGAATTCTAAAATACGATCATGAAAGAAATGTAGATCTGAAGTAAACCATATCATATTGTTTCTTTTAACCAATTTTTAATAACTTCAAATCCGTTTAATTTTATGGCATCGGATATATCTTTAGCTTTCCATTTTTAAATATATTTCCACGTAAATCCAACATATGTTTTTTGTAGTCCTTTGCAACAACGACTAATAGAACTTTTAGATAAATTATTTATTTCTGCAGCTTCTTTCAAAGAATTATACTTACATTTAAAGTATCCATTTTCATATTTTGCAATTTCTTTTTTATGAAAGTTTTTTAATTTACCATAATTCATGTTATACTTTTTAGTGCACCATTCTAGATTAGAAAAATTATTATTTTTCTTATTTTCATCTTTATGATTAACTTGTGGTAAATTGTTTGGATTATCTATAAACAATTCTGCTACTAATCTATGCATCAAAAATTGTTTAACCTTTCCATGTTTGGATAAACATACTTTTAAATAACCATTTCGATTATCTTGTGGTTTTAAAAAGTTGTTATTCTTTAAATTTTTAATCCTTCCGAAATTACTAACTATATAGTCATAATCTTCTATCTTTTTCCAAATTTCTTTGTTTCCTGAACTCATTATTAATCCAATTTTTTATAGTTTCAAAACTATTAAGTTTGATAGCATCAGAAATATCTTTTGCTTTAAAATTTTTACGGATTAATAACGGTTTTAGTCTATAAGTTGTTGTAATTTTACGTAAATTTTTACATCCTGCTTTGTCTCGATCGTAGATAACAATTATATTTTTAAATCTACATTTAAGTTGCTTTAATACTTTATCTGGTATAAAAGTACTTTCTGATGATGGTGATATTGCAGCATATCCCATTTCATATAAACACATAACATCTTTCAATGATTTAGTAATAATCAATAAATCACCTTTTTTAGGTAATTGTTCATACCCTTGAATATCATAAGGAGTTAGATTATTACGCCACTTAGTATATTTATCTGCTAATGGTCTATAAATTTTGAAATGATCATATACTTTATAAGCATACATAGGATTATTATCTTTATATATACCTTTAACAACACCATCACATAAGTAATATTTTATACTAGATACGTTAAATTTGGTTAATGTTTCCTTAGTAATACCAAACTGTGACCAATATTGTTTATCAATATCTGTCCAATCTTGTCTAACAACACCTATTACAGTATCTTTAGACTCATATATTTTTGTACTTTTTAGTTTGGTATTATTAGTAATAGACATATCGGTTATAATTCTATTTAATATGTCATTATAATTTGTCAAACCTGTATAAAGCTCTACAAATTTAATAACATCCCCACAATCACCATTTCCATGATCTTTAAATAGTAATTTACCTGATTTTCTACTTCTGAATATTCCAAATGAAGGATTTTTATCTTCTCTAAATGGACTATTGTATATAAAACCAATCTTGAATTGTCCAATATATCGAGCATAAATATCATACTCTGTGACTTTTGATAAAATATAATCCAAAGTAATTGGATCATTTTGTTGTTTTATTTTTGTAGAGTCATACATATGATACGAATTTAAATAAGTGAAGAGTGGTGGACTCGAACCACCCCATTTAAATACATGCTAGTTAGCATTTGTATTAGGTCCATTCACACATCTGCTTATGTGCTTACTCTTCTCCACCTTTATATTACCCCCTGTGTGGTCAGTGCCAGCATACGATCTGGTTCTCCTGGTACGCTATCATTAACTTAATTGTCAATATGCTAAGCGTGAGAAGTCTTCGTTCTATTGCGCAAATAGAATTATATTTTAAAATGGCAATCCGTTAGGATCGGCATTATTAGAATCCATAGTGCTTTCAACATTGAAAGGATTAGGATTAGCTTTTTCTAAATCTGCTACAATTGGTTTCTCGAATTGGTCGATACCCAATTTTACAATAACAGACTTATTTTCGTTAACCAAAGACATTGGTTCAATAAACGTATATTTTGCATACTTAGGTAATGTAGTATAACCTCCATTGTTGTATACAATCTTAACTCTCAGCAAAGTATTTAAATCTGCTTTATTTAGCATATTTGTAACCCACTGAGCAAATTGGGTAAAGTTTTCTCCAACAAATTGACGATCTTCAGGATTAGGATAATAACATTTCATGATTTGTTCGATTCTTGAAAACTGATTATCACATTTATTCTGAAAGCTTTCTTCTGTTTCGTCATCTCTTTTAGTTGGTTCCCATTCAGTATGAGTTAATGTTTTACCTTCTTTTTCAAACTTGAATTCAATAAACATGTTACCATTAGCAGATTTATCAAATCTTACTGCAGTTAACAATACATTATCTTCAATACCTGCTGATAAGTGTGCTACGTCTTTTTTTACAATGGTTTTGGCTCTTTCGGAACTATACATATCTTTTTTAATTTTTGGTTAACTTAAATTTCTGGTAAATAAATTCTGTCCCAATGAAATATTAATTCATTGTTTTCGTTGCTTTCTGCAATTACTATTTTTTGCTCACGTAAGTGAGGTGCTCTTGCTCCTTTAGTAGTTTCGTCTTTACTATCGAAATTGATAATTGTTTCATTACCTTTTCGATACATAAAACCTACTGCATCAGCTTCACCACATACAATATCTCCTAGTTTACCTACAAGATCTAATGACATTTCTGTCATATCCTCACCATTCTTATTAATCATCTTATCCTTAGTATGACCAATAAGAATTAAGTTATCGGTAAGTTCTTTAAACATATCAATAACTTTTCTTACAGCGAGTCTAATATATTGATATCCTGCTCCTTGTGGAAGCAGTCTAACATCAGTACCTTGCCAAGATTTTCCCTGAGGTTGAGCTTTATAGAGAGTACCTGCATAAGATAGACATATTTCTTCTAATCGTGTAGCATTATCTATAGTAATATATTTATATGGCTTTTTACCTGTTTCTTTAATTTTTTCTCTAATTGCGTTTGCAATTTCAGCTAAATCATTAACAGTTCTTGCTTGTACTGCTAACGCATCTAAGAATTCAGAGCCACCCTCTAGGTCAACAATTAAATTATTTTCTAGAGCCGCTGCACAACTAGTTTTACCAGTTTTAGGTCGACCGTAAATAATCAAAAATCTAGGATTATTTACTTTTGCTTTTACTTTTTCTGTAGGTAATGATATCATATTAAGATGTTTTTACCTTTTCAGATGTAGTTTGATAAGTTACGAAAGAATTTGATAGAATTTGAAAGAATCTGAAAAGTTTTTGTTAATAATTACGCAGCAAAAATGGCATTAATTTCTACTGCAATATTATAAATATTAATCTGATCCTCTTTCTTCATTGTAGTAAAGAAATTAGAATGAGTAAACGTTGGAATAATTTCAGAACCTACCTGAATATAATTACCATGAATTTTAATTGGAGTATCACCAATGAGAAAATCATAAGTAGGATTACTAGCATAATATGCACATTCTAACAAATGTGTAGCAGCCTTATTCCATTCCAGATTCAAAATAGCCGGAGAAATACTTGTAATAGTATAATCCGGTTTTTTAAACGTATATTTCTTCGTCGGTTCATCACCGAAAATGATATAAATATTGTCTTTCTTATCTTCTTTCTTTGCCCAAGGGACTAGGTTCTTAAAGGCTTTAGTAAGAAGATTGTCAATATAATTATCATCTTTTTTCTTACTGATTTTCTCGTAATACGGATTCAAGAAATCGTAAGCGTTAAAGTTAAAGTTATTATTGTTACCCTTTTTATTCAAAAATGTCGTAGTCATGTTAGCCAAAAATTTAAATTAATATTGTGGTTTATTCTCAGATCTATCTACCTCAATTAAGTTGTTATATTGCAGGTCGTTCTCATATTCAAGTATGGCTAATTTGCCTTCTCTAACTTTTAGAAAGTGTAGATATACTTTATTTTGTACAGGTAATCGTGACGGCCCGTATGCAGTAATACCCAATGTTTCAGGTCTTGATAAAACTGCTATAACGTCACTGCCTTGAAATACAGAATCTGAGGATGACAAGTCACTTCTCATAGGATAATGACTTGACGGATTTATAATCCTTTCAGGCATTTCAATATTACGATTCATCTGAGAAAGTTGAATTATACTTGTTTTACCGACTTTCTTAGCTCTAATAAATACTCTTTCTAATGCAGCTATAATTTTACGCTCATCATTAGTATCATTTCCTTCGACCAATAATGTATGATCTAGAAATATAATAAGCCATTTATCTTTTGCAATCGTATTTTGAAAATATGTTATAGTATCTTCTATCTTGCTTACTGTAGCTGATTCATCTACATAGTAGATAGGATATTGTTTAATTACTTCTACTTCTTTTTCAATATCCTTAAGTAATTTATCAGTAACATCTTCTAATGCACTATACAGTTCTGAAGTTGTGTGACGCAACTTATTAGATAATTTTCTTCCTACTTGTCTACTAGAGAGCATTTCGAAAGAAAATGATAATACAACTAATTCCTTATCAGGATTAAGTTCAATTAAGTCAGTTTCAAGCGTATTTACAAATGATGATTTCAGTTTTGTTATCATTGAGCTTTTTATCTCAATTTCTATAGATTTTATTCTCTATAGCTCCGCGTACCTTTTTATCCACTTGTTTCAGTTGGGATATCGGACACTCTTGGAAGAATTATATTTATTCATCTTCTACGCTGTACGGTGATAGTTAGCCTTTCGTAATCTAATTTATTTACCACGGGATTATCGTTTCAGACTTCCCCCGTATTTGCCCGATAATATTCTATATTATTCCTAATATAGACGGCAGTATTCTTTATATCTAATTTCTTTTCTTTCTAGAAAAATTGTTGAATTACTATATAAATAATTTAATATATATTTGCCTCTACTTCTTTGAAAACTTAATAAATATACATTTTTATGTTTATGAATTTTATTTTCTTTTTCTAATGGTAGATAATTCTGAAGTGTTTCTAAAAATTCTTTAGTACCTAATATAGAGATTGTCATATGTTCGTGTTTATTATCACAATAACTAATACAACCATCTCCATCAAAATAACCTCTAATGAAATCTTTAATTAAAGCTTTATCTTTAAAAATAGTTTCATTTGGGAATTTTAATGTTAATGATTTTTTAGGAACACAACCATAATTATTTAAAATGTTCCATAAATGTTTATTTGATAAAATTATTCTACAACGTTCATATTTATATAAGTTTCCAGCAATTGATATTTTTGGTTCTTTATTGGATTTTAAAAACTTTTGAAATTTATACAAATGATTAATATCTTTAGTAGATAAAGACAATTCAAAATTATATCTTTTCTTAACTCCTTCTTTATGAGAAGAAATATTACCATCTGCATAAATAAATCCCAACCAGTATGCTTTTTCTTCAGAATCTATTTGATCAAATATAGTAAAATCAAATATTGTTCGTTCTTTTTTCATTTCTAATATATTTATTAATATAATAGAAACTGACTTTAAAGAAATTAGTTTTAAGAATTGTAAATTTAATTACAACTACCAGTGCCAGAGGCACCTACTATAGTATAAACACATCCGGGTTCAATACCACCACAGCACATAAAATTAAACTTGTTCCATCTACTTTTAAGTGGTTCAATTTCATGATTCTTACGCTGTTTTATATAAGCCACTGCTTCATCAGCAGCTACAGATATATGTTTAAATGGTAATGGACTAGATAAGTTCTGTTCCATAGATATTATTGTTTATTGGTTCATTAATTTGTTCTTCATAGATTTCCCACTCAGAGTTGGTAAGCCATTTCCACATAGTCTTCATATAACCTATTTTACCATTCATAAGTTTGTCAGATACTTCTTTTTCTAAGCACTTAACAATATGATTGTGTAAAATAATATCATTTTTAATGATTTTGTTATATAGAGTTTTACATTTCTTTGAATTACCTTGTAAAAAGCCTTTAGTACCATCAGGTCTTGTTACTACTATGGGATAATGCTTTTTAAATTCTTCGAATAAATCTACATTATCAGTAATAATATTTACTAATAGTTCAGTCTCTTTATATGAAACTTTTTTAGCTTTTTCTTCTTTGATAAGAAAACCTCTGTCGATTAAATCTTGTATATCATTGTTGCTGACCTGGCTAACGATGTCTTTGACCTCTTTGATAGATTTTTGATTGTTGTCTAATACAAGATTTAAAAATACTAGCTGACTTAATGAAAGATTGTCTATCTTTTTCAATAGACTTGTATCTATTTCTAGTAGCATAATGAATTATTTTAATTCGTCTGTTCTAGAGTATGATATTCTTTGTTAATATTCGTCAAAATTAAACAGATTTAGCTGTTTTGGTTTTAGTTTTTCAATTATTTTTATACATTGATTTATGTAATACTGATAATTTATATCATATATACTTTGGAATGTTTCTCCTTGGGAATATTTCCATTGTAAATCTTCATCAGAATAAAATCTATTATGTAATTTAACTCCATAATCTTTTAACATAATCTGATAAGACTTTTTACCAGTATCATCTAATTTCCATTTCCATAAATAAAATCCACTTTTACTAACGTAAAAACGGTTGGTTCTTTGTTGAATTTGATCATTATATTCAACTGTCCATTGTTTTCCAGTTTTTTCAGCTTGTAAAAATTTACGTATATCTCTACATGATTTAATAGTAGTTTCTACCGGGACATTATTTACAAAATAGTTAATAATTGCTTCAGGTATAATTTTAGGGGTTAAACCTTTACCTAATTCAACATCAGTTAAAAAAAATCCTTTCTTTTTTATCTTATTGTTTGGTTCTACTCCAAAATAGTCATTAATTGCCAATTGATAAAACTGAGTAAATTCTTCAGTTTCTAGGGTAAGCATAGTAAGCTCTTCCCATTCTTTTAAAATCTGCTGTAATTCTTTATATTTTGCCTTTTTAAGCTTATATAAGATACCATCAGTATTAATCTGATATAACTTACATCCTAACTTTAAAAGCCTCTCAGCAAGCATTAAAAGCAGCAATTGACCATTAATTCTTACTTGCATAACAGTAAATGGAGAATATAACCAAGATGTTTCATCTTGCATTTTACCTGATACACCGTTTAACATATATTTGTATGTTTCATTTTTATTCTTTTGACCAGTTCTCTTAAATTCTAAACGATCATCAATAATTTGTGGGAATATTTGTCCTAATACGTCCTTTAGCTTGGGTGGGTAAAGATGATACATTCTCATAAGTGATGGGTATAGTGAATTAACGTCACTATCTAATAATAATTCATCTTCATTTGGTTTAATAATACAAGTACCATTATCACCATGAATACCACCTACTCCAATAGTTACTTCCATTTCACCAAATATGAAAGTATTTATATATCCTTTTCTACCTGGTGAAACATGATGCTGATTTTTCATATCAGTTAACTTTTTTTGTAATATTGGAGATTCAAATTTTATCCAAGGAAATATTACTTTTTCAAGATCAACATAATCAGCTGGAGATTTCATATTCTCCAATTGCTTTTTATTTAATCCTGTTTTTTCCATTACTTTTAATTGAAGTAATTTGTCCCCAAGATTTACTCGATCTAAACTTAAACAAGGCAATCCAAAGTCTTTTTCAGTTTCTATACGTAATTCTAATAAATCTTTACAGCGATATAGCAATTCTTCAGTAGATTCTACATCATTTATATTATATGAAATTAATCTATCCATATCCTTTTCAGGAAGATCTTGATGCCAATCTACTACAAACTCTTCTACATTCTTATATTGCATTGTTACTTGCATCTCTTTTAAAGATACTCGTAAAGCTTTAGAATATAACATTGTTAATAAATCTATTGATAAGAAGTTTCTAGCATACTTATACTCTTTCCATAAATCAAAATCAGAATTTTTATCAATTATCAATTGACTCATTCTAAATATTGATTCTGTTAATTCTCTAGTACTATAACTATTAAAATAATGTTTATTATATAACATTATAATATAGTTTAGAATCGGATTATCATAATGTATATTATTATAACCTACAAAATAAAAATCTTCATAAAAGAATGTAACTAATTCTTGTATATCTACTCTTCTTGGAGATATTTCAAATACTGTAATTTGTTTTGTTTCAGTATTTTTACAAGTACAAGTAAATATATTCTTTAAAACTTCAATATCAAAGACTATACAAGTCTTATCTTTAATCTTCATAGCTATGGTTAATTAGTTGCAGGAGATAGATTCGAACTATCAACCTTTGGCTCGTGAAACCAACGCGCTACCTTTGCGCCATCCTGCGATATTGTGCGTTAGACAGACGCACCCCTGTGCTATATTATGCTGCTTTGCTTTCAGGATTAACTCTACTACGATCTTTAAATTTATCGTTTAGCATCTCACTTACACACTCTTGATCTTTTCCAATACCGGAGTAAGCGTAAATACCTACATAAGTATCGGGTTCTTCTTTCATATGTTTATTGTGAGCTTCTTTCATACGTTTACTAAGTTCTTCTGGTTTACAAATAAATGCACAAACAGAATCACTTATAATTTCTGATGAAGCTATTGATGCAATACGTATCAAATATCGTATTTTTTCATCCTTCATTTTTGTTTCAGCAGCTTTAATATATTCTTCTGCTCTAGTTTTATCTAAAGCAACATTAGTCTTTACTTTGGGAACTTTTATTCCACCCTTAGTAAGATACTTAACACGTTTTTCTTCTTTTCGTGCTAGACGAATTTTTTCAGATTCTATAAAACGTTTAAGATTCAATTGTTGAATCTTTTGTTGTTTAAGATGTTCTGCAAAAATCTTATCTTTACGTGATTTTCTACGCTCTGCGATCATTGCAAGACGTTCTATCTCAGCGCGTTTACGTTTCTCTACGCGATTAGCATAACCCTGACGGTCTGCTGCAATTTCTGAAGCCTGACGTTTCATTTCAGCATTGAAAGCTGCTTTACCAGCTTCTTTTTTAGCTTTAATTGCTTCAATTCTCTCAGCCTTTGTAGTACGTTTGAGCTTAACCTCTTTATGATGCAATCGTTTAAGAACAAGTTCCGTGTTGTGTTTAATACGTTCTTCATGTTTCTTACTCCATTCTTCTATAGATTGATCCATAAATTCTTCTTTCTTATCAAGATGAGCTTCAATCTCTTCACGTTTAACGGCATGAGCTTTTGCAAGAAAGTCTTGTTGTTTCTTAGCGTTAGCTATGGCTTCAGGACTAGGAATAGTTTTGTTACGTAATTCTGCTTTACGTTCATGTTTCTTTTCGGCTATTGCCATTTTGTCTTTCTTGACCTTATCCTTAATTTTCTTGTCGGCTTCATCGAATTTTTTCTTCTGCTCTTCTTTTTCAATAGCGCGAAGAATAATTCTATCAGCAAGATCATTAGCTACAGATAGAATTTCTGCTTTTTTAGATTTCATTGCATCTGACATCTTTTTTAGAAGAGTTTGTTTCATCTCTTCTTTTACTTTAGCTTTTGCAGCTTTTTCTGCTAATTTTGTTTCAATCTTCTTAATATAATCAGATTGTTCTTCGTTTAAAGCTTCTACTTTATAACCTAATTTTAAAGCTTGATATACATCAGACTTCCATGTTTTGCTTTCTACCGGGTACTTTTTGATAGAATTGTCAATTGTTTGAGATTTGATATCTTTTTTCATGACTTTACTTTTTAAAATGTTAATATTAATATTTCGAGACTTGTTGGTCTCTGGGGATTCGAACCCCACTTGCCACTCGTTATTTTAATTTTATTTTATGCTATTAGAATATATCACAATTAAAAAAATAGAGATACTTGAACTACTTTAAAATAACTTACAGAGACCAGTTTTACCTTATGCTGCTAAATACATATATGCAGAAGATATATCTATTTCAGCATTACTGTTGAAATCTTCAAGCTTCTTTTTCAAAGCGTTGATCTCTAACTGCAATTTATTCTTTATTTTATTAATATAATCTGCAGTGATTTCTTCAGTTTTAAACAATTTCTTTTTACCAAGTTTAGCTTTTAAACTAGGATTAATAGTCGGAATAGATCCTAACTGAACCAGATACTCATTCTTTTCAGATAGAGTATAGATAATAGGATAAATACTTTCTTTAGGAAAGTCTTTACGATTCTTAAAACCTAGATTAATAGCAATAGAATCCAGCTTGGTCTGAATTCGATTATTAGACATTTCTGTAATTGCGTCTAATAATGCTTTCATATCGTAATTACGTGTGGCATTTTTATCAATAAGATTTTCAGTGCGAATAATATTCCACATTTTCTTAATCTCTTTGTCATACTTCTTACGATTTTCAATAATTTCAGTTGATTTAATTTTGTTCATATACTTTTGATTTTAATTGATTAAACATAAAAGTATACTCAAATATGATCAACTACCTGTACTAGTGACTGTGTTCATCTCGATATGACATCTTCGTCTTATTCTTGAAGCTTTCCATCACTTAGTATTCTTGAATACATCATCACAGCCTTATAAGATATAGAAAAAGGGATTGACTTACATCTGCAATCCCTTTGATATATCTTGAAAAGTAATAATTATATTTTCTTGTATTGTTGCGTTACATCTGCTATTTTACATTCTAATACTTTTTATTACTTTAGAATAGTCAACTTTAATTAACTAGGATATTTACCTATTTTAATTGCATAGAAATCTCCAAAACCATCTTGTACCAATACTCGCTTATCCGGAAGTCTTACCTCACCTTTTTCCGAAGAAGAGTGCATTGCTGCAACATCGTTTAGATATCCTAGACGATATCCAATAAATATCCGAGTAATAGCATAGGAGTAATCTCCTTTATCCAAAGCTTTAGTAAAGTCTTTTACAAGACAATCAAAAGCTTCATTATTTCGCGTTCCACCTTTTCCAGTAATAACCTTAATAAGCCGTAAACAAATATCATTAGTACTCAATACTTTCTCATCCTTAAAGAGTCTATTGATAAGTTTGTATTTTGTTCTGCCTAACGTCACACTACCATCTTTTTCAACATGTATATATCTAGCTATTTCTTTCTCATCCATAAATAACAAAGATATAAAATCCTTATCGGCAAACATGTGTTGAAGATCAAGGAACGCTTCTTTCGTTAGAGGCGCACTCATGATTTATTATCCGAAATAACCATTAATTTCAATGCCCTCAGCAGCCATTGCTGTTTTACAAGCAGCAATTTCAGTCTCGTTTGCGGTTTCAAATGTCTTGATAAACCGCATCTGTTCGTTGACAAATGCTGTAAGTTTTCCCCGTGATTCCATGTTCAAGGCAACAACCTCTTTTGTCAACTGTGGATAATCAATAAAGATTGTACTTTCACCGGTTGCTTCAAACCGAGTGATAGCATTCTTTACACTTTCCGCGTTGGGCTTCGGGATAATATCTGCAATATCGTTGATTCCAGAAATCTGAAGCCGTAACTTCGGATCATCATTATATTCTACGAATTTTGTACCTTCTGCACTTTCTACTTCCCGTGCAACTTTAACCTTAACGGGTTTAATTGAATAAAGATTAATCTGCTGACTAGTCCGTAGTTCATTATTCTGTACTTTCCGTGAATAATTCGGATCTACTGAATTTTTCTCAATAATGAGAATATATTTGCCAAGTGTTGCACCACACTGTGATGCTAAAATAACTGATTTATCCATTTTAAAATTCCTTTTTTGATTCCGTGGTTGATTCCACCTACGGAGAGATTAAACAATTGATTTACATATTTATGAGTTTAAATTAAACGAGTTTTGCTCTCTTTGTATAGATTTTATTATATAGAGGATATGGCTAATCGTCTATGTACATTCAAGTACAATCCTTTACAAAGTGTAATCTTTTTTTTTGCTTTAAACGCATAGTCTTCATATTAATGATTTTATTTACATCAAAATCAAGGTAGATACTTCCTCTTCCTTTCTGCTTTCCTTGCTTCTACAAATGTAGTTCGGATACCAGAATTAATATTACTTACACGAGTGTCTGTGTAAACTACAGCTTATCATATTTTTGATCTTGTACAGCTTGTTCTTAGGACTAATGAGATCCAAGACATTTGTATACACATCTAATACCATTACTTTAGATTTTACAATTCTTTTACGCTTAAAAGAAAGGAACTATTGCTCATCATATTAACTTAGTATTTCCTGGCGTCTCAGGGTTAATCTCAAGTAATCACAAATACAAGTAACTATTTGCAAGATAGTTGCACACGTGAATTGGCTCATCATGTAGCTTATGATTTCCTAGAAGTTAATATTTACCACTTTATCGAATCCGTCACAGATACGGTCGTTTTCTAACGTTACTTAAATAGTTCTGCCCTACAAATGCAGCAACGGTTTTTAAATTCTATGCAGTATACTGCCCATAGGTTGTTTTACAAGCACGAATATTGAGGACTTTCACCTACTTTTCACTACTCTTTCCGCATGACAGGTATCCAGTCTATGAAGATTCATGAAACGCTTTCTAATGAACATATATTGTTGCGCAACATACTCTATTAGTTTTATTAGCAATAACGGTTGGCTTGCCAAGGACGCAGTCAGGAAACATATACTACTATACAACAGCAGAATCTATTATCCCTAGCGGGGACTCCCCTGGATTTATTATTCGTGGGCGTAGCCACTACTTTAGTTAAACATGTTATCCACGCTTTTGTTTAAGAGTGACGTTAACTCTCGGGTCAGTGATACATTGCTGTCAGGAAATAGTTGATTGGGGCGTGTCCCCAAATTGAATTTAACCCATTGACAATTAATCATTAGTCCCACTTTCGCTTTTTATCTCTCGGAAAGCTTTAACTGAGATCTGATTGAACTTCTACCCTTCTTCTCGGATAACGGTGTTTCTACCGGCGTATTTAACTTTTCGATAACGTAAATTATTGAGATCCCTCTCACTTCTTGCGAAGTAACCATCTTGCTAAAGGATGTCGTTATTCTGTAGTAGTGTTATAGGACACTTTTACAACCTGCTTCTTTCCATATATTATTGTGTCATAACTTGAAGCAAACACTGACACATTCGTATTAATCGTTCTATTAAGTATAGGTTTGGCACCTAATCCGGATAATCTATCATACTCAAATATAATAAAAGTCTCGAATTCTTATTATATTTATGAATTTAAAGTTCATTGTATGGATCATAGCCTCTCAGCCATATACTCTAAAGTAATAACACAGACTGTTATCCTTTATTTCCACGAATAAAAGATTGCAGAATTGTACTGCTTTACTTTTTCATGTAGCACCTAATAGCACCCTCGATTAATCTCTCTGCCTTCATATCTACTTTTATATGTATTTAAACATACGTTCCAATTTAAACCATTTGGTACCTTGTAGAGAACACTACAGTAGCATTTTTATCTTATCTACGTCTTCCAACAGTAGCTTCAGAATGGATGCTTTGGACACACCCAAGAACGTTAGTCAGGAGTCAAAACTTAGTTAACCTTTGGATATTAACTAAGGGGCAACTCGTGTTTAGTCCCTTCTTGATTTCGTACATGATCGTACCCACGGACATAGGTTTCTCCTTTGTGTAGACTTCAATACACTCATAAATATATCTCATAACTATATTTACTTTAGGATGCCGATACCTTTGCTTAGTTTGTCTTCGTGTCTGCTGACCTAGATCGCGTCTTTTAAATCTTCACCAAACGGTTCTCAAGATTTTATGGGCTTTGCACGCTATCCCATTTTCTTACTAATTTTTCATGGATAAAGTAATAAATCCATAGTAAGCTATCATATTACCTTTTGAATCATAGCGTTAACTATTATCATATTCTCATATCCTGTATTACTTGTCTATATAAATATATTAAATCGTCGACTATTTAATAAACTTATATACGCTATTTTATTGCTTTTAACGTGTATAGCTAACAATACCACGACGCCAAACTGATACATTAAATGCCTTTCTGTTGACGATTTACGATTTATTCTTTTTCTTACTACGGGAGAGAACTTATTTATCCCGGTGCCATTCTACGGTAAGCACATAGTTAATCACTAATACAATAAGCAAAAAATAAACAAAATAAATAGAATAATATAATACCAATTAATGATATTACATTAATTTTAGTTATTTTTTGTTTCATTTCTCTACTCTTTTAGGATACTCAGGTACAAATTTGTGAGAGCGGGGAGTTGGTAGAGTGAACATTACCGGCCTCATTTGTACCTCAGTTTTTGTTTCATATATTACTTTGGGTTTAGATTGTTTATATACTACCTTTTCCACGATTTTCGTGGGGTGATTGACAGTAATATCAGTACTTGTAACGGGTATATTACTTTTCACGATACTTTTACCTGTCTCTAAGTCCAGGTTAAGTTTAAAACTACCTGGTATTGGTGATAACTGAATTGGTTTTACAATTTCAGTTGCCGTAACACTTTCTGGTTTGAAAATGTTAGTGTTATAGGACATAATAATTCCTACAACGAACACTGCTAAATAAGCAAATTTACCTTTCATTTGATATAATAGGTTAAGCACCTACTACAGCTTTGAAATCCTCTTTTGTAAAGAGTGGATATGCAGCATCTTTATCTACATACAAGTTACGTATTTCGATCATCTTGTTAGCTGCTTTCAGAGCAAAATCTTCATCAGATTTAGAACCTACTTCATCTTTATAGATGTCATAGAACGGTCCCATAATCTTCTTGAACCAATCAATAAGTTCATCTTCTGCCGGCTTCTGTAATGCAATACGTACAAATGTATCGCGTGTTGGAGCCAAAATACCCTTTACTACACAAGGATCTTGTTCAATAGGCTGAGCAGGATCTGTATGCATTACTTCAATAAATGATTTAATCAGATCTACTACATCCTGGTCACTCAGACCTTTCATATTCTTCCGTAACAGAGAATGTGCAAAGATCATAGTTTGACCTAACTTCAATGAAGTTGTAGTAGAAGACATGAGTCCAGAGAGTACAACAATGCCTTTCTTACCGATAATATTGAAATACTCTTTTGCAAGGGTTCCCAAATTTGCATTACTCCAGATTCCTTTTTGTACAGGGTCTTCCGTAACGTTCTCACGATACGTCTTAATTTTACCCAAGATACGCAAGAATTTATTAGATGGAGTTTCTCCGGATATCTGAAGGTCCTGATTGATGGCAGCTTTTGCTTCATCATCATTCTTCCAGTTCAAAGGATTCATCTGTTCCTCGGTAAGAACCACGTGTTTAGGTGGTTTAGCTGTTGAGGTCAAACCTTGAGCTGTGTTCTCCGCTTCAGCTGCTGCTTTCGTTTCAGGAGAAATCTCTTTAAACTCAAGACGCATCTGAGTAGGATCATCTGTAGGATGAGCCTCAAGAGCAACACCCATGGATGCAGCTGTATCAATAGCCTGCTGAACAATGAGTTCATCATTCGGCGTAAGCATATTGCATTCACGTTTCTGCGCAAATGATTGTACGGACAAACGTACAGCATACCACATCATATTGTAATCCAACATGGATTCCATTTGAATTGTGATAGGTTTGCTACGATCCATACGTGCGGTACGACGTTCAAGTGTTGACAGAAATACTGCAGCATGATTTGCATCCATGAGATCATTGGGTCCCATTAATGCTACCAGAGAATCAATTTTAGGTGATTCTAATGGAGATGTTACAGGTTTCTTTACTTCTTCTGCTGCTACATTCTCTACTGTACCAGTAGCATCAGTAACAGGTTTCTTTGTCTCCTTTTTCTCTTCTTTTTTAGGAGGAATAGGAGCAGCGGGTTTAGGAGTTTTATCTTCCTTCAATCCAGTCTTCGGCTGTTCTTTCTTGGTCTGTGCAACCGGTGCAGCCGCAGTAGCGGCAGTAGTTTTCTTTGTTTTATCGTCAATCTTTTGACCTTTGTTTTTATTATTTCCCATTTTGATAATGTTAATTCGCCTTTTCGAATATTAATAAATTAATAATTTGTTTCTTGTTTTAACTAATAATGTGATCCCTCTATATTCATCTAGGATGAATCTGGGAAAGGAGGAGCTATACGATCAATATACGCAAGCTTTTTAGAACTTAATTGTGGAAACTCCTTTATTACAGTTTTGTAATCCTGCATCTGACTCACAGCCCCAGAATGGCGTATTTGTACAGGTTCCAACATTGTACAAATTGACTGTGTGGACACAGGATTACTAACTGCAATAGAGTTTTCAATCTTAGTATTTTCTTTTTTACTGGAATTACCCTTAGTAGCAAATTGAATACCAAGACCCACAACAACAGAAAATGCCAAAGTAAGCAATAAATTACTTGCCATTGACGAACTGCCATAATATCGTGCAATTGCAACAATACAGACAATTACTAGCATAGATACAATGAATGTTGTCATGTTTTGTTAGTTTTTGAAATTTTTTGAAAATAATATCTGAGTCTATGCTTTGCTTTATTTAGGTCAGACTTTACAGTTCCGACTGGTATATTAAGCTTAGCACTTAACTCCTCATAACTTAGATGACTAAAATATCTGAGTTCTAGAAGGTTCCTATATTTAGCTCTAAGTCGAGTTAATGCAATTCTAAGAATATCTATTGACTCTGATTTAATTAAATCAGTTTCGGGATCATTATCACTAGATATTTGAATTGCATTGTCCTCATTATCTATAGAGATGTTATCTTGTTGATTCTTATTCTTTCTAATATAGTCGATGACTGTATTTATTGCGATAGTTTTTAACCATGCTTCAAAAGAAATAGTTTCAACAAAATAATCGAGTCGTTTAAAAGCCTTAGTAAAAGTAACAGATAATAAATCAGCTGTTGCTTCTTCATCTTTTATTGCATCAAATATGATGTATCGTATTAGACGATAATAATTATCATATAATTGTGTAAAGGCTTTCTCATCACCGTGCTTCGCCTTTTCAATTAGAATTTTCTCTTCTTCTTTCATAGGCTTACGGGTTAGTGAGTAAGAGAGAAACTAATCTCTCTTACCCTATTATCAATTGATTATATTGTTATATTCAATCGATAATCTGGTGCAAACGGAAGCTGTACAATTTCTTGCCAAAAGAAATTTTCATAAGCTCGTTTGCGAGTCCAATAACAATATATAGTATTATCAAATAAATAGTCTTTATATTGTCTTGGAATGTTTAATTTGTCGATTAAAGAAACTGTTATTCGCAGTTGTACTCTATCGGTTATGATAGGTCTTCCTACCATTAATTCAGGTAGAAAAAGCTTAGTACTGGTTCTAAATAACCAAGTTTGTACTTCTTTCCTTTGTTTTAAATCAAGAGTGAATTTGTCATTTATTGGTTTATAGTAAGGTTTAAAGTACTCTTTTGCTTCTTCTCCACCTATTATGTTCCAATCACATCTATAACCACAATTTTCATCAAATAATGGTAATAAATAATCAGGAACATCTTCATGTTTAATGAAGTCAATAAAATGCTGTGATAGTTTTGCAGATCTATCATAAATATATTTTTTTATTTCATCTGCATTCACGGTCGTAATGATAATTTGAATTGTTTCCAAATTTCAGTAGCAGTAGTTACATCAAGTGCTTCATCTTTACAAATTGTAATAACTGCCATATTATCATCCATTTCTAATAGTTTATCTTTGTTTTCAACTAATGTTGAATACTTAGATAAATCAAGAATATCTCTTTTTATTTCTTCAGGTTGTTTTACTAATTTAACCTGAATAGAAGTGTAAGTATATTCATTCGGATGGGCTTCCATTTGATTTTGTAGTTTTCGTTTATCTGCTTCATTTGCATATAAACCACTAGTGAAATTAGATAGACTAATAACATTGACTACACGTAACATTGGTAACTCACCTCCAATACTTACTAAGAGTTGTTCACCAGTAGCATTATGTTCTGCAACATATAATCCTGGTTTATTAAGTGTTATGATTCTTGATGACATGTTTTATTAATTTTATTGTTATACACTTCAATAATTTTCTCAGCCTCAGTGAGTGATACACCAAATTCTTCTTGAATAGCTATATTAGCCATTAAAGGATTAGGATTTTCATCAATAATCTTTTTAAGTTTATCTTTCTCACCTGGTTTAAAATAAATCCAATAAGATAGTTCCATATTACTCTGGGAATAAAGTTTCTAATTCTTTGATATTCAAATTACTTATTACAATATCCATTTGTTTTGGTACATTATAAGTAATATAAGCAGGTTTACAGTGTTTATGGGCTTTATTATGCCAATAATCCCACCATGCTCTTTCATGTAATGAAATACGAGCAAATTTGCCTCGAATTCCATCATTTACACACAGAATAACAACCTTTTGTCTAGAGTTAATAAGATTGCTATCTTTTTCCTTACTAGATGGAATTGCTCCCAATTCAATAAGTTTTCGATACAAACCAACTACACAATTTCTACTTCCAGCTCCTATAAATTCTCTGCTGAACGTTTTTAAATTACCATGTAATTGACTTAAAGTTACTTTTTTCATCTAAGTTACTTTTAAGAAGTTAAACATATAATTGCAATTAATAAAAGTATTATAATTAATACTGTTGTCCACGCTTTACGAGGATCTTCTTCATCATTATAAGAATTATAACAAGACATAATAATTAATTTTAAATTTGTTACTCCTATGAGACTCGAACTCATATTTCACGGTAAAATTCGTGGTTCTAACCGATTAAACTAAGGAGTATCCCTAACTTTCGTATTTAGCACGCATCATAATCTTACGCTACGCAAGAGTAATCAGTGACAAACGAATAGTTGCCATTTAATAGAATGTTGAACCTATCTTATCTTTCTATTGCTAGTCAAATCCATGCAGCCCCATATCCATTATACGTTATGGATAAAACGATGCTTACGATATTACATAACCGGGTACAACTACACATCGAGCAAGTACCATTCACGTGGAGCTGGAGGGAGTCGAACCCTCGTCCTAACAATGATTAATAAGCCTAATAAGACACAATACAGTTCTTATATTGTGAATAATGTTAAAAATCATGGAGATAGTGAAAGTAAGGAGATCTCTCTCCTTACTCTCTATTTATCATAGTCATCATCTGTATCATTATACAGATATAGAATATCTTTCAGATCTTTCTGAATATTCATAATAATGTCTATAAGTTCTTCTTTTGGCTTATTTTCTAAGTCTTCTCTTGTCCAATCCATAATTGTAAATTTTTAAGAGTTTATCCTAAGTAATACTAAATCTTCTTTATAGAGCGACCGTAAGTTGTCGGATTCTATTTCGGTTCTACTGTCTAAAGACGCTTACCATCAGAATATGAACATTTTACGCATTTCTGTTTTCTAAAAATAGTATTTAAGCATAAAGCATTATATTACTTAGGATTCTGTGCCTTTGATAGACTGATAGAAATTGAAGTTTGTATAAATATTTTGAAGACCGTATTTATACGGTTTACTTAACATTTATACTATATATTAAAAATAAAACTTCGGCATAAAGCACAATTTCTATATGTGTTTTGATAACCATTACTATAAAACTCTATGAATAGAGCCTATTGTTTTTATGCAGGACATAAAGTACAATAGCTAAAACAATAGTAATGATCTTCGGCACATGATCAGTGGCACGTTGTTTTTCCACCCTACGGCATATAGCACTTGAGGGAAGTTGTCAATTCAACTTGTTACCTACTTACACGTTCGGTTTAAATAACTTACGGCACTAACTAGTATTAGTGTCTCTATAAATGTAAAGACACTAATATTAATTGATAAGCTTTACAGTACTTATCGGCACAGGTTTGGAGTTGTTATTAATCGTCCCAATCGTTCAGAACGTCATAACACTGCTTGCGCAATTGATCGCGCAGGGTGTAGTACTCATTTTCAACCTGACGTAAAGCTTTTTCTTTTTCGTCATCGGCTTTACCATTGGCACTACGAAATTCTTCCGGCGTCATCTTTCCTTCTTTTACTGCGTTTTCATTAGCTTCCTTTGCTTTCAGACACGTTTTGATTGGTTCTTCACGGTCACGATTCTTCTGCAAGTCTAATAACGCACTCTTGCGTTCAAACTCAGAATCTACGGCAATACGCATCATTTCTTTCGTGATTTTTGCGTTACGCTTTTTTGCCAATTCTTCAGCTGCTGCAGTTACGATTTCTTTGTTGATGATTCTACCGTTACGGATTTCTTCTTTAATTTCGCTCATAATTTTGATAATTTTAAGTTGTTAATAAATAAAGTTTAAAATGATTTTCTCTTCTTTCTTCTTTCAACAGAAAGTTTATCGTCTACTTCATGTGAAAGCTCTTTCCAATATTCGTGTCCCTGAGGAGTATTTCTCCAAATAAATGCAGAGTCTATTGGACTGAAACTATGATTTATTTCAGTTTTAATTACATTGCATATATCTTTATCAGAATACCAAGTATATTTTAATAACTTGTCAGTATATGCTTTTACGAATTTGCCTTCACTTTTATGCTCTTGTAGAAATTGAGATAATACTTGATTTTTGCTTAATTCTTCTCGTATTTTTCTCTTAATTTTCTGTTTTCTTTCTTGAAATATTTTGTCTTCTCGAAATGCTTTGTCTTTTTCTGGAGGATCCCTTTGTTTGTAGAGATAGTCCATAATTTCTTTTTCGTCTATCATTTATTATTAATTAAAAAAGTTATACTAATTCTCTAATAATCATTATCATCTTGCTTCTGCGCGGCTGTTACACGAAGTCTTTCTTGTGTAATTTTGTTTTTCGTTCGCGTAATTAATTGATTTAATTATTAATAAAAATAGTTTTTTTAAACTCCGTATATGAATACGGCACATAATTATAAAAGAGATTACGATATATAGTATCGCAGGAATATCACCAAATGCGTATAGCATAATAAAACCAAAGATCCATAGTAGTAATACTATATATTCTATAATCTCTCTTAACATATTATGCCTCCCAAAAAGCTTTAGATACTACACCCTTAAGCTTTTTATTAAGTCTCGGATGAGTATAAGTATATTCTACATTTGATGAATACTTACCAGAAATTACCTTATTAAAGGTACATTCTACAATTGTTTGAGTTAAAGTACTTTTAGTAGGATCAAATTGTACTTTATTACTTTGTGGCATATATAACCACATAGATATTTTTCGTTTACTTTTCATATTTAATTGTTTTTAAATTCAATTAGAAGAAAGTGTTTGTCTTATTCATTTAACTTATTTCGACAACATCCCAATTACTTTGTTGACGTACCATATATCTTCATATGGCTTTGATTGTCTTAGGACTCTGGACTTCTACACTTTCTTGGGGATAACCACCATATAATAAAATAATTGATGTTACTGGCGAGTTTCATCATATTTTTTATTTTCTCTCTTGTAAGGAAGCATCCGCTTCTTATGAGAATCTTTTTCTCGTAAAGATTTGGATGCTTTCATGTCTTTAAATGTCTTTCCCATTAGAATCCAAATTTGGTTACACCAAGACCCAGAAAATCACATAACCATCCTAAACCATTAGATTTAAGATAATTTTGTGCAGATACATCCATATTCTGTTTTAAAAACAAAATTGTTTGTGCTACTTTTGGATCTCCGTTACCATAGAGTGTAAAGAATCTTCCACTCCAATCGGAATCATGAGGATTACCTACTGCATCTATTAATGCTTTTGCAGCATTTACAGATGAGGCATTTGACAATAATGCGTTTGCTTCATTTTCATCATAAGTTGTAACAACTAATGAATCAGTATCAGCCTGTGGCTTTATTGTTGTGAAAAAATCGTGTTTAATACGATTCATTATCGCATCAAACTGTGTAGGAGTAATACCAGATGGTATTTTTACCTCAACATGTTGTGAGCTTTCAGGCATCACAATAACTACAATTCCTTTCATTTTTTGGATTGTTTTTAAATTTGACATTTGATGACGCCATTATGTCTACAACCATAATGGATCTAATTAATAATGTTGTTGTAGCAACATATAAACAAAAAGAAATTTTACCTAATAACGAGGATTGGTTTAGGAAAATTTGACTATCAATACTTATTTTAAGATACAGCAGAATTGTATTGTCAGTACAATTCTTATCATCTACTTGATTTTAACGTCCGCACTAATGCTATCTAAAAGTTGGCCACCCTTTTGATAAGACATGAGCCCCACAAGTTTATCACTGATTCTCACAGTAAAGACTTCTTGCTTGTTTTGCTTCTTCTTCAGTATTAAAATATCCTATAGTTTTCATTTTATTATCTTTTTTAATATAAGCCATCCATCTATTTCTATCTTTTCTAAAACAATATCCTTTTCCTTTTTCTATTCTATCCGTATTTAAGTTGTTTTCTAAATGTGATATTATTCTCAAATTTTCTTTTCTATTATCCAGTTTATTTCTATTTATATGGTCACAAGTAATTTTTTGATTACTTGTATCTCTTTCTAATATTAAATTGTGTATTCTTATAGTTTTATGTCCTTTTATTGATGCTATTACATAGCCTTTTTCATTTAATCTCCAATGATATTTTTGTATTTTTGGTATATCTTCAATATCTAATAATACTTTTCCTACTGTTTCATTATTTTTACTATCTATTATAATAAGAGTATTATAATTATAATTATTTATATATCTCATAGTTTATAAAGGTTTGTCATCTGCTGAAGACGATTGCATCTATATTCACATACCAATGCAATCTTACTGAACTTAATAATAATAGATGAAGATAACTTAAAAATTAAACACTATTACTGAACACTGTCCGCTGGTTCAGCCTTAATTGGTGCGTTGCTAGGTGTTAGTTTTTCAAGTTCTACCTGGACTTTGGCTTTTTTTATTCTATTACCATCTATTCCAGGATCTTCTAATCCGGTTTTGTTCAGCTGGTTAACAATTTGTAGGGATACATAATACTCTCGATTTCTTTCATACTCATAAACATACTTTCGTATATTCTCTTGAGTGCCGAGTTTTTCGTATAATGCTTGCATAATTTCCGGTGGGAAATTCATATAAATCTCGTAACACCTTTCGTGTTCTTTGAGATCTTGCCATTCTATCATGGCTTCTTCTACTGTTGGAATTGCTTCCATAGTAGAGATTTCTTCACTTGCTGAAGACTGTGTAGTAATGTTAGGAATATCATTTCCTGTTACATACTTGTAGGTGTTTAATCCTACACATGCCAATAATAATACCATGATTGTAATCATCGTACCTTTAAAGACATTAGATTTGTTTTCATTTTCCATTTTGATAATGTTTTAATAATTAATGAAATAAATATTAATCTTTTATAGACTGACAACGGTCTACTAAAGATTTTAATGTTCCAATGATATCTATAAGAGTTGCTTTAACTGCAAATAGTTTATTATATTCTTCTTTAGATAATAAATAACATTCTACAGTTTTGTCTTTCTTTTTATTTAAAATCCCTTTAGAAACAATAAAATTTATTTCTTGTGTAGGGTCTTTTTCAATTTCTGGTCCTTCTGTTATGCAAGAAACCCTATAGAATATTCCTACTGCTTTTAAATCTTCTGTTATTTTTTTGAAATCTTGCTCAGAGATAGTTATTGTAGCTCTTCCAGAATCTACAATGTCTTTTGATTCTCTAAGAGATTTATTAGTAAGATCTTTTACTAACTTAGCTTGTTGTATTGGTGAATAAGGTTGCTTGTTAGCATCTTTTTCAAGGAAAAATAGAGATAATTCAATCTCACGATTATCGTTAATGTTCATATTTAATTGATTTAAATGAGTTTAAAATTCTTCTTAAAATATAATAACCAGAGTAATGATACATGTTCGCTGACGCCGCCAAGCCGCTATTATACACCATTAACTCTGGTTAAACATTCTCGTAGTCCTCATCCCGAGTTATCCGAGAATAGGGTCTTTAGAAAATTTACATTTCAACAAGTTCTATTTTATTTCTTACTTAGACTATGTAATTTAACATCTTTTAACAGAGTAGTTAAACTAAGTTTTATCTTACAAACTTTAGTCATTGGTTTATAAGATAAAGGGGACCATTCATTAACATGTAATGAAACTATTACGCATTTACTATCATGCGTTGTTTCAACTTTACCAACTTTTCCCGTCTGATTGGTACTAAGTATGGTAATCATTTGCCCTACTAATTGATATAGTAGACTTTGTGGGTATGCTCTCATATTATTATTTATTTGATTGATTCAAAGTTAAAGGGTTAGTAGAAGCAGAAACAAGATTTATTTGCAGTACTAACCCTTTCTTTTTACATACGAGAAATGTAAATGCGATATCCTCGAATATAATCTATAACATAACAGTTAAAATGATTTGCATCTACAATAGATGTTAACCCATAAGGTACATCTGTTATATTAGCATCAAATTCATTTTTTAATATGAAATAGGTTACATCAAGAAAATCATTGAGAAATTTCTCGTCTTTTGCCGATTGTATTAATATTGATTTATTCCTTTTTAAAGAAATAAATAATTTAATACATTCTCGTAATGTAAGCTTTAGTTGTTTCTTTAACAACCAAAACTGTTGAAACCAATTGGTTTCTTTTTTGTTCTCTAATATTAATCTAACCATATATTGTGAATTTAATATCAAAGAATAATGACTATTAGCTTCTATGCCAGTATGCTATATACGTTTCAATCTACAATATTATAATATGTGTTATAATATTGTTTAGTATATTAGTGTTCCACTGGACTTACAATACTAGACTCCAAAACCCGTTACTCTATATATAAAATGGCAAAACTGTAAAAGTAGATGAGTAACTACGATGAGGTTGTCATTACTTTGGAGAGGTGAGAGTAATGGTGTTCAATATACAAGTCTCTTAACTTGTACCTTGGCGTATCAACGCATATTTACTAACCATTACTTACGAGGAATAATCATTTCACAATGATGAGTCAATATAGAAAATTGACTGTGGGGAAGTATTTAAAGACAGCTAAAAATTCTAATAAACTATGCGTGATAACCTTTCTGTATAATAATAGCCTTATAAATATAGGCGTATTCATCAAGTAGCTAACTTATGAACCGTGTCTACTTTATGCTTCTCAAATGTATTGCATTTTACACCTAAAACTTATATCGCACCGAGTATATTTACCCTTAGATGCGTATTCTATAAGAAACTGGTGTCCTCAATGACTTGGAAAGTTATTAAGTTTTTTATCTTTTACACAATGAAAAAAGTTCAAAAAGGCAGTTTTACTTCATACCCAGGAAGTTGAATACTAAAACTTTTTATTAAAGCGATTAAATAACCATTTTGCTATAATATAGCAAATAGCATTAAAAGCTAAACAACTAGATAAAGCTGTTGGAAAGTATTCAGAGTGTGGACCAGTTGCCATATTATACAATATACTTATTGTTATTAATACGTAAACTGTGAGCACAATGTACATGAAGCATCCAATTATTTTATTCATATTGTTTATAAATTTAGAGTTAATAACTGTCGTGCATTACTTCATGCACTATTGGTAGCGAATTTGCACGATCGCTTATTTAAGATCAGAATACATCCATTAATTCACCAAAGTGAATATGTGCAATAATATACATTATTACAAATATTAATACAATTATTATTTGTAATAAACATCCTACTTCATCATCTTTTCTTGACATGATATGGGTTTTATATGTTAAGTTACGCTATATATTATATAAATAGCTTATGGGTGAAAGTGTTAAAAGTGGTTAAAAGGGGTGGGGAAGTAGTGCTTCCTTAGCACACTTCCTCACCACATTTATAACAAGTCTTCATCGCCAGCATCTGCATCCGCTACAAGGGAATCAGTTGCCGCTTTAGCGGCTTCTTTAGCTACTTTAGCAGCTGCCTGTTGTTTCTTATACTCAGCAACAGTAATAATACGTGTACTGTTCTGGAACAAGTTGTCAGCACGACGTATGATGTAGTTGTTACCCTTTACGGGATTACCATCTTCATCACAGAACCAGTATATTGTTACATCTGTGTACTGGATTTTAACGTTCTTGCCATCTTTCTTTTTGGTGTTGTAAACACCGTCTGCGTTTTTACGCAAGAATGGTTCATAATCACCTACAGTGTATGTACCAATGTAGGTTTCATAGTCACCTGCCTTTGCCTTATCTACCCACTTCTGTAGGTAAGTATTAGCAGCATCCTCTGAGATGCCGTATTTCGGTAATATCTGTAACCGAATCCCGTTCTCCTGTTGAGCCATGAGTTCATCAAGACCTGTTCTTGTAAACTCTGCAACCACGTACTTCGTATTGCCGTCCTTAGACTCTTTCACTTCAGCTGTAACAAGCTGATACTTAGCTGCTGATTGTTCTTTGATAGAAGCCATTTCTTTATACGATTAACCTTGTAGCATCGCGAGGTTGTTAAAATACAGTAACTCTATAACTTATTGAAGGGGGACTTTCCCCTACTTGTTAGGAGAGGGGGCTTGATTTAGTACTGGTTCACACTCTCCCAAATATTTTATAAAATTTTTTTATAATTTTATTCACGTTCTCACCATCACGCTATATTTTTTATTTTTTAGAAAATTTTATTCGTGATCTTAAGTTTATACCTGCCAAAAATTTTTATAAAATATTTTTTGAACTATATCCTCACATACACGTTTAAGTAATAAATATTTAAATATTATGAAAAACGAGCGAATATCATGTGACAATACAGTGGTTTGGAGAGATACCACAGTAAAGGATTTTGAAGAAGCATTAAAGACATTATGTAAGATTAAACACCCTTGTAGACTCAGAGGTAAGCAAAGAAAAAAGAATGGGTGAAATTAATTTACAAACATGCAAGTAATAAATATGATAGAAACAATTAAAAAAGAATTATTAGAGAAAGGATTTACTTACAATGAATCCAGTAAATTATGGTATTATCATTATAGTGATTTTGAAGTATTAAGCTTTGTTATGAATGAACATACCAAAGTAAATGGTGACAAATGTATTGATGTCTCTGCAATATCTTTAAACAATTATTTTGAAAATTTAACATATTTTAAGATTTGTTATACACTGTATTTTGATAATATTAACAAATTTTATGATTTATTAACACTTTTGAATTATAAAATAGAAAGTTAAATAATCATAAATAATGTTAAAATTATTTTTATTTTACTAAAAATGGAACAAAATTGATGTATCAAACGTTATCTGTTACTAAGTAATAGATAGTAATAGATAGTAATAGATAGTTAAATCTAGAGTAAAGGTAATAAATTACAAACTATCTACTCTTACTCTAGAATACTTAATCTAATAATATACAATATGGATGATATAGATTATAACTATTGCAATGATGAAGAGTTTGAGATAGATCCTTGTGATGGAGAATTTAACTATGATTAAATTGGAAATGGGAGAACCAGAGGCTAGAGAAGCTATATTAAAAGGCTTTACAACAATTGATGATATTGAATATATTATTCACCCCCAACCTAGTGGTAGTTGTGATGGATGTGTGTTTGAAGATAGGAAACATTGTCCACAAACAGCTTTAGACATATGCTGTACAGGTGGTAATATATTAAAATACAAAATCTAATATTTTTAGAACATTTTAAAAGTTGAAGCGTTTGTTGTTAGTAACAAACTAAATGAATTATTCATGAATACAGAAGATAAAGAATTGATAAATACAGTACTGTCTAAGTTGGAATTTCAATTTATTAAAGATATCTTGGTAAAACCATTACCAGAAGAATATATTGAAAAGGAAATAACCAAGCCAGTTAATACTGGAGAAAAAGATGAAAATGGCTACCAGATTACAGATAGTGAAACAGTTACAGAAAAAGTACCTACAACCTTTAAAAAAGGTATAGTATTGGCAATTCCAGCTAACTATCAATGGGTAGATCCTGATAATCATCCTGAAGTAGGAGATATAGTAGCCTACTCTAGAAAATCTACAATAGACTTTGATCTATTTAAAGATTCTCAATTAGTAAATCCATATAATGTAGTGGCTTTTATCAAAAAATAAAGACTAAAGCGTTAGTCTTTTAATTAATTCGTGGTTGTATGTGGTGTCACTAGGGGTTAGGTTTTACTTAACCCCTTTTTATTTATAAAAAGTTGCAACAAAAACACAACTATTACGTTATAGGGTTATAAATTTAAGATAAACAATATGATTACAGAGTATAAAGTTATTAAGCCTTTTGGCTGTGCAGATGTAGATGACGTTTTTTCTTATAATGAAAAAAGTGAAAATTTCGTTATGAATTCTGAAAAAACAACAAAAGAAGTTTATACTGCAAAAAGTATGGCAATTTCTGCCAATGTTATTGATAATTATGTAAAAGCAGGTCTTTTATCTCCTGTCGACAATAATAAAGAAGAAGTTTTCAATTCCAAGTTGAAGAGACTTTATGTAGAAATTAAGAGATTACAGAACAAGTACAATCAGCGTAACAAAGTAGTTGCTGAAAAATATAAAGCTGGTAAAATGCCCACATGTCAAAAAGTAGAACACGATACTGTTTATTTTAATCTGATGAAAGTTCTAAATAAATTTGAATCCATTATAAATGAATAAACTTGTTAAGCAAGTCAACAAGGATGAACTTATAACAGAATTTTTACATACACTTAATGGCATACTCAGGTTAACCGATAGAGAATTAGAGCTAATGGCTACATTGATTAGAATGGATATTGAATATGAAAAAGAACCAAACACAAATAAAAATGTAGCTAATAGACAAAATAGAAAATGGATTATAGAAAATCTAGGCATTACTAAGGATAACCTGAGTAGATACATTAAGTCTTTTAAAGAAAAGGGGATATTAAAAGCAGGACCTGCAGAAGACGAACTGTACGTAAACAAAGCTTTAATACCGGTTGTTATTGGGGATAGGGTTCAGTTGACTATAATATTGAAAATAAAATATGGAAACTCTGAAAATTAAGCCTGGTAGTATCTTACTTTGGAAAGAATATTCAAAAATAACTAAAATGTTTAGTAAGTTATTTCATACAGATCTATCATACAATAAGTTCCATTACATTACAGATTATATGACATTATGTTTCCCTATTACTAGGGGTAATAATGATTATGACGGGTTAGTAATTTTAGAACCAAGAAAGGACTATACAAAAGAAGAAGTGAAATTACTAAATTCTTTAATTGTTTTTGATGCTGATTGTTGGACAGATTCTTTAAAGATATTTACCAATACAGTTAGACCTAATTCTATTGAAATTAATAGCGACCTTGACGACCTACTTTGGAATGAAAACTATAAAATAGCATATGATTTCTCAAAAAAGAATTAGTATATATACTCAATTAGCTAACAAATACAATATTCCTTATCAAGTAATAGAAGTGATATGCAATCATCCATTTAAACTTGCAAACGAAAAGATTGGTAATAATGACGATCTTAAACCAATAATGTTTAGTTATCTTTTTAAGATAAAACCTAAAAAGAAACATGCAGATAATTAAAATCTATGGAAGGAAAGAAAAATGATAGAAAAGACGACAAGACAAGGTGGGAATTAATGCCTTTAGACTGTCTTGAAGACATTGCCAGAGTGTATACAGAGGGTGCTAAGAAGTATGGTGAAAATAAATGGCAGAATCTTGATAATGGTTATGAACGTTATAAAGGGGCTTTATTAAGACATTTATATGCTGCTGAACATGATGACTTTGATGAGGAAACAGGATGTAGACATTTAGCACAAGTTGCATGGAATGCAATAGCCTTACTTTGGATAAGTAAAAATAAAAATAAAGATTCTGGTTCTTTTGAAGAACTTCCAGAAGAAATATATGATGAAATAGGAGAAGAACAATCTATTGATGATTTCAATACAAATCATATTCGGATAAAAGGTGGAGGTGGTAAAGAAATTACCAATAGTTTTGAAAAAACTTCAATATTAGAAAATACTTCACTGTTTGCTAAGTATGATAAATTAACTATACGCAAAGATAACAAAAATAAAAACCTTTTTTATTTAGTTGAACAATTTATTGACGGTAGTTGTTATATTGAGACTATATCTGAACAACAAGCCTCTCTACTTAAGCGTATGTGGAAAGAATTTGAAAAGGAAAAAGTATGAAAGTAAAATTTAAAAAATTAGCCCAAGAAGCAGTGTTACCTACTTATGCTAATCCTAATGATGCAGGATTAGACCTAGTAGGTACTAGATTTACTCAGGAATTTGATAAAAGTGGTAAGATGGTATTGGTATATCATACTGATTTAGCAGTTGAAATTCCTGAAGGATACGCAGGTTTTATTTTTATGAGATCATCTGTATCTCAAAGATCTTTATCATTGTGTAATTGTGTAGGCATAGTTGATGCTGGATATCGAGGTGAAATCATGTGTAAGTTTAAGCTTACTACAGATGCACTACCTACTATCTATCAACCTGGTGAGAAAATTGCTCAGTTAGTTATCTTACCTTATCCTACCATTGAACCTATTCTTTCTGAAGAATTAGTTGAAGGTGACAGAGGTGAAAATGGTTTTGGTTCATCAGATAATATAACAGAAAATGAGACACAGGAATCAGGACGAGATAGCGGAACAACTGAAGGAGATAATCAATCAGTATAGTCGTAACCCCGAGTATGTTAATATGACATACACAAAACAAGAAGCTATTGATGCTTTAAATAAACATTATAAACAAAGATACTTAAAATTTGATTAATATGGTTTACAATCTAAAATATGGTAATTTGATATGCAGCAAGGATGGTTCTCTTGCAAACGTTCAAGATACTTTTGATAGATATGGAATAATTGATTATTATTTCATTTTACCAGAAGCTGGTGAATTATATTACAATGGTGAAAAATACGAGGTTACTGAACCCAGTGTATTATTTAAAGGATATTCTGTAGGAGATGGCAAAGCACCTGAAATTTTTATTATACCTTGTGCTGCTACAATAGCAAGAATGATGGAATTGAAGACAATAAGAGAAGCCAACAGAAATGAGAAGGAGTGCAACGGTTGTTGTCCAAAAGTTGAAAACTAATGAAATTATTTGATATACTTGCAGGTAAAGTCATTATACACAATGATGCTTTAGGTATCCCAGCTTTTAAAAAGGTATGGGATGCCGATAAGGCAGATAAAGAAATGGCTACTAAATATATCTCATACATAGTTCTTAAAAACAAATATGATAGTCCTTATGTCCAGAGTATGGACAGTGATAAGATAGAGCCAAGATTAAAACAAGAATTATTTGGAGATAAAAATATAAAACTTCCCAAAGAAGTAATTGAAGCTGAACAAGCTTATATAGCATTTGCAAACACCTTAACACTACAACTACTGCAAAATGCTAGAAAGAAATTAGAAAGTATATCTAGATACTATAGTGAATCCTTAGCTGATGAACTTGATGAAAAGAAGGTAAAAGATATATTAGCAGGTATGGGTTCATTAGGTAATACCATAAAGTCTCTAGATTTACTCGAAGCTTCTGTGAGAGCAGAAGAATTAACAAATTCAAAAGTAAGAGGTGGTGGAGAGCTGAATCCGTTCGAGCTTGCCAAGTAGTTGTAACAATATAAACACCATTTAAAACATTAAAAACTAAGCAGCGTTGCTGCATAAAATTATAAAGATATGGCTAAGATTAAGACATCTAATAAAACCGCCAAGGTTAATGGTACTATTACTCTGGATTTTACAGAAGCATACAAGAAACATCAGGAATATTTGGATACACCTTGTAAAGGTAGTATGCCAATTCCAGAAAAAACACCCATTAAAATTTCAACCTGGCAAAAGATTAAGAATTGGTTTAAGAAGAAGTAACATGGTTGATTTCAGTAAGAAGATAATAAATTCAAATAAATTTAGACAGCCGGCCATCCAGTTTATGGAGACCGGCTCTTACTGTTTATACCCTAAAGGAACTTCAGAATACTTTTCATTTTGGGAGACCGAAATGGATAGATGTATTAACGGGTTTACTGCGGAGGATGGTGATTACATTACAGGTTATAACTATTTCTATCTTAATTATTGTCCTATTCAAAGAATTGTCTATAAGATTACAAAAGATGCAAAAGGACGGGATGTGGTAAAGAAAACTCGTGAAACAGCTTTTCCTGATTTTTATGATTACGACTATTACTATTTCTTGTCTATAGAAGAAGCTGAGAATCAAGGTAAACACTTATGCGTAGCAAAAGCTAGACGTAAAGGCTTCAGTTACAAAGGTGGTGCTATGCTATGTAGAAACTTCTTTCTAATACCTAATTCAAAATCATATGTATATGCTGCTAATAAGCAGTATTTAACAGAAGATGGTATTCTTACCAAGGCTTGGGATTACATGGATTTTATTGACAGTAATACTGCCTGGGGTAAAAAGAGACAAGTATCAAATACAGCCATGAGACGTAGAGCTTCTATGCTCGTTACTGATGATTATGGTAATAAAGTAGAAATAGGATACAAGTCTGAGATAATGGGTGTATCTATTAAAGATAATCCTGATTCAGTACGTGGTAAAGCTGGTAAATTAATCTTATGGGAAGAAGCCGGGTCTAATAACCAATTAGAAGCAGCGTGGCAAATTGCTAGACCTTCTGTAGAGCAAGATGGTGTGGCATTCGGCTTAATGATTATGTTTGGTACAGGTGGTGATGAAGGTGATAATGTAGCAGGTTTAAGAAATGCGTTTTATGATCCTAAAGCATTCAATTGTATTGAATTCGATAATATATGGGATGAAGGAGCACAAGGTGGTAAACCATGTGGATTCTTTGTACCGCAGCATACTAATCTAGATATACGTGATGAGAATGGTAAGAGATTGTATATGGATGAAGATGGCAATACATTACATGAAAAAGCTAGAGAATTCATATTAAATCTTAGAGAAGAAGAATTAAAAAGTGCTAAAAGTTCTCAACAAGTAGATAGATATACTGCAGAACATGCAGAAACCCCAGCTGAAGCTTTTACTGAATTGTCTGGTAATATATTCCCTAAGAAGGAATTACAGAAGCAATTAGCTAAGATAAGAACTAATAAAAAATTAGCCAATGCTAAACAAGTAGGATATCTTACTGAGGTAAAAGGGGAAATAGTATGGAATATATCAAAGAACAAGAATGATATAAAAGAATTCCCTTTATCTAAAACAGCAGATCCTACAGGGGCTGTAGTAATATGGGAGCATCCTGTAAAAGATGCACCTTTTGGTTTATATGTAGCTGGTATTGACCCGTACGATCAAGATCAATCTGGTACTAACTCTTTAGGTTGTTGTTTGATCTACAAACGATTTCAAGACTTTGAATCCTATCAAGATGTTATAGTAGCAGAATATACCGGGAGACCTAAAACAGCTGAAGAGTTCTATGAGAATGTTCGCAAATTACTTAAATATTATAATGCTAAAGCTATGGTAGAAAATCAGAATACTGGTATTTTTACATATTTTAACAATAAGCATTGTAATTATTTATTAGCTGATCAACCAGATATTATACGAGATATTACCAATTCATCTAAAGTAAATAGAGGAAAAGGATGCCACATGACGAAAGAAATTAAAGCTTGGGGTATTGATAGAATAAAAGAATGGCTTGAAGAAGATCTCGGTAATGATACTTTGAGATTAAACACTATTATGTCTGAACCGTTGCTTGAGGAATTAATCAAATATAATGAAAAGATAAATGTCGACCGAGTAATGGCATTACTACAGATTATGATATACAAAGAACAATTGTATAATTACCAGGTAAAACAAAAAACCGAAAAGGAGAAGCAGATCAGATTGTTTAATGCTCCTTTGTTTAAAAATTATAATAATACTTACGAGCCACAGATAAATAACAGTTTTAGTACAACCACTTATATGTTTACTAACTAAATATGGAAAGAAATATATCAAACATGCCTGTACAAAAGCTACCTATGTCCAAAAAAACAGAAGAGTGGCGTAGAGATTGTGTGGACTATTTTATAGGTATATCTGGTTTTGCTTCTGCTAATTCTATTCCCGATGAAGAAGAATTGCAGAGTTATTATGATTTATATAATAGCATTTATAATGAGAAGGATCTTAAATATGTAACAAATCCTTTCAATCAGGATGATGGTTTTCCAGCAATGGCACAGGATTACAATATCATTAGACCTAAGATTGATTTGCTGTTGGGTGAAGAAACAAAGAGACCATTTAATTATAATGTATGCAGAACTAGTGATGCTGCTGCTGGAGATATCCAAGAAAAAGCTAAACAAATGCTACTTGAATATGCACAAGCTGCTATGATGGCACAATTAGGTCCAGAGGAACAACAAAGATTTCAGCAAGCTCTACAAACAGGCGAAATACAGACACCAGAAAAAATACAAGAATACTTAACCAAAAGTTACAAAGATACTGCTGAAATAACAGCATACAATTCTTTGAACTTCTTATGGAAAAAATTAAATTTACCACACGAATTTGAAAAAGGATTTAAAGATGCTTTGTGCGGTGGATTAGAATTCTATTATGTAGGTATTAGAAATGGTGATCCATTTGCAGAGAGAGTTAATACTATGGACTTTAAATATCCTGCAGAAGAAGGTATTGAATTTGTAGATGAAGCATCTTGGTGCGTAAGAAGAATACGCACATCAGTAGCTAGTCTGTATGATGACTATTATGATAAATTAGATGAAAAACAATTAAATCATTTATTAGAATTGGTAGGTCAAAAACCCACTTCAGGTTATGGCCCTGACAAAAGTCCTGTTGATGACTTTAATCATATAACTTTAAATAGATACAATTCAATTAATGGTTATTTAGAAGATAGAGTGTTGGATGATGTAATACTGTATCATGTATGTTGGAAGTCATTTAAGAAAATAGGTTTTGTAACTATTGTAGATCCTGAAACAGAAACAGTAGAAGAAATTGAAGTAGACGAAACTTATAAAGAAACAGGTGATGAAATATCTGTTGAATGGAAATGGATTACCGAAACTTGGGAGGGTTATAGAACAGCAGACGAAGGTGATGAGGATGCGCTTTACTTTGGAATGCAACCTGTAGAATATCAATTTGAGAATAGTTCTACATTGAATTCAGGTAAATTACCCTACACCGGAGTAGCCTATAGTAATACCAATAGTAAAGCTAAGTCTCTTGTGGCTATCATGAAACCGTTGCAATATATGTATATTATATTGTGGTATCGTTTAGAATTAGCTATAGCAAGAGATAAAGGTAAACTTCCTGTTATTGACATTACTCAGATACCTAAGAGTATGGGTATTGATGTTGATAAATGGATGCATTACATGAATGCACTGGGTGTAGTATTCGTGAATCCATATGAAGAAGGATGGTGTTTCGCTAAAGGTACCAAAGTATTGATGGCAGATGGTAAATTAAGGAATATTGAAAATTTACAATTATACGATAAAGTTATGTCTCCTACTGGAGAACCTACAGTAATTACAAACTTGTTTAGGGGTAACTCAGAAATGTATAGAATTACACCCTCTATAGGTTCTGATGAACAAATAGTTACTGCAGATCACTTAGTGAGATACATTTATCGAACAAACAATGGTAAAGAAGAAGTAAGATTAGATAAAGCAAAAGATCTGATTTTAAAATTTAAACAAAATCCTTACTATAGTCAAAGATGCTTTTTAGAAAGAGCTAGTAATATTGATTCATGGAATTCTGAACCAGTTTTAGATCCGTACATCCTTGGTTTATGGTTAGGTGATGGAACTACTGGACAACCAGAATTTGAATCAATGGATTCAGAAATAGTTAACTACTTATATGAATATGCTGATTCACATGATCTAAAAGTAAAATGTAGATTTAATAGAAATAGCAAATCTAATACTTATTACTTAAGTTCTACACACAATGATGTAAATGGTAAAAATAATAAAAATCCGTTAATAGAACAATTAAAATCTTTAGGTATTTATAATAGTAAAGATATACCAGATGAATATATTTATACAAATAAAGAAAATAGATTAAAATTATTAGCTGGTTTAATAGATACAGACGGTTCTATTTCATTAGATAGAGGAAATCATAAAGGATTTATAGAATTTACTCAATGTGAAAATAATAAAAATATTGTAGATAAGTTTGTGTTTATTGCAAGAAGCTTAGGATTTAGATTATCTATTAAAAAAATAGAATCTAAATTAGTAAAAATTCATAGGAACAAGCATTACACGATAACTCAACCTATGTACAGAGTAAGAATTTTTGATGGGGATTTTGAAATACCGTGTTTAGTATCAAGAAAGCAATATACCTTTAAAAATAGACGTTGTGTAAATAAAAATTATACACATTTCACAATAACTTACGAAGGTGTTAGTGATTATTATGGCATTGCCGTAAACAACAAATCACACGAATTTTTACTTGGCGATTTTACAATAGTTCACAACTGTATTCCTGGTAGAGAAGGTGGTAAACCATCACCGTACAATCAATGGGCTTCTATTGATGCAAGTATGGCAAATACTATCAATACCTATATAGGGTTGTTGGATAAGATAGAACAAATGGTATCTGAATTGTCTGGTGTAAGTCCTCAAAGACAAGGTGCTATTTCCAGCAATGAACTGGTTGGAAATGTTGAAAGATCTGTAGTACAATCAGCACATATTACTGAGCCTTGGTACTGGTTACACAATCAGGTAAAGAAAAGAGTTTTATCTATGTTGTTGGACACGTCAAAATACGCTTGGAAAGATACTAAAAAGTATTTGCATTATATGCAAGATGATGTTACAAGAGTATTCTTACAAATAGATGATAATTTCTGTTACGAAGACTTTGATATTTTTGTATCTGATAGTACTAAGGATAACCAAGCAATTGAACAATTGCACAGTCTTATTCAACCGGCTATGCAAAACGGTGCTTCATTGTTAGATATCGCCGAGATCATTACTTTGGACAATTTAAGTATGATTAAATCAAAACTTAGAGATATTGAAAATAATAGAATTCAGCAGCAGCAAGCCTTACAAGAACAAGAAGCTCAACAGCAACAACAACTTGTTCAAATGCAAAACGATATTAAAGAACAAGAACTTATGCTCAAAGAAGCTGAAATGGATCTTGAAAAGTATAAGATTGATCAAGATAATGCTACTAAGATTACAGTTGCTCAATTGAATGCTTATAGGGGTTCTGAGAACATGGACCAAGATGGCAATGGTATACCTGATCCAATTGAAATTGGTAATCAAGCCATAGAAGAGCAGCGTCTACATTCTGATATAATGGCTAAACAAATTGAACAAGCAAATAAAGCTCGTGAAGCCGAAAATAAAAAGCAGATTGAAAACAGAAAGATCGAACAAGCTGAAAAAGCTGAGAAGTTAAAAGCATCTATAGAAAGAGAAAAGATTGCATTAGAAAAACGTAAACTTGAAGAAGCTAAGAAGTTACAAGCACAAAAAGATAAAGCGGCAATGGAAAGAGAGAAATTGAAAGCACGTACAGCTCTGAAGAACAAAACTAATGCAGAAGCAGCTAGATCTAAAAAGAAATAGATATGAAAAAGATTCTAAAGTATATATGGCAATTACCCCAAAACTTATTGGGGCTTGCCTTATATAAGTACTATAAAGGTTATGAAATCTGTACTAAAGAAACTTGTGGGGAAGATATTAGATGTAAGCTTAGTATTAAGATGTCTGGGGGTATTACTCTTGGTCAGTATATTATACTCAATAATATTAGTCATCTCAATCATGAATTGGGCCACACAAAACAATCTGAAATCTTAGGTCCTTTGTATCTGCTTGTAATAGGTTTACCAAGTTTGTTGCACGCATGGGTTCACCCTGTGTTGTGTAAGAATAAAAATTATTACCACTTCTTTACAGAGATGTGGGCTAATAAATTAATGGGTATTGAAAAATGAAATGGTCAGAACTAACATTAAAAGAGCGTAAACAAATATATGATACGGTTAGAGCTGAAAACCCAAATGCTAGCTATTTTGATATTAGGGAACAATTTGATAGTATACCTGAGTATGAAGATGGCAAAAATACTTCAAATACTCCAAGTTATAGTTTACCAGAAGTAACTATATACCCACAAAATAAATTTGGTGATATAGCTCGTTCACAAGGTTATACCACTGCCAAAAACTGGCAGACTGTGAAACAAGGTACTACTGCTGGTATTAATCAATTTGTTAATGATCCAAGGACTCAATTCGTTTTAGCTACTGTACCACTACCAAGCGGATTAGAAGAAGCTGGATTAGTATTTAATGCAATGTCGAAACCTATCAATAAAGGTGTTAAATACACAAAAGAATTACTCCAGGATGTAACAGATATTCTCGATTCAGCAAAAACTGGAACTTCTTTGAAGGAAATGCTAGACCCTAGGTTTTCAGCAAAAAGAAAATATCTAGAAAAAGCATATTCCAATATAAATGAAACTGCCGAAGCTGTAAAAAATGCAAACATTGTTTCTGAACGAAATATCAACAATGTTAAAAACCAATTTAGCAATCAACAAAGGATAAGTTTTGCGCAAGAACGAATAGAGAATGGAAATTTCAATGCAAAAATAGCAGGTAGAAACTATGATAAGGTTGCACCAGACAACTCTATTGGGGGACATAATGTTGGTAGTATTTATCGAAACAATCATCCAACTGATTACAACACCATATTAAAAAGTGAAAGAGGTAGACATATCAAATATAGAGTACCAATATCAGAGCTTACTGAAACTTCAGCTCATGAATTTCAACATGAAATACAGAGTTTAATTCCAAATAAATCTTTCGCAGAGTTTGATCCTATTTCTGGATATTGGGTACCGGACGAAAGCAAATTCTTTGGAAAAGAGTTTAAAAACATTTTATCGGGGGAACCAGGAAATTGGACATATAGCCCAGACGAAGTGTTGGCTGAGCGAATGCGACTAATGTTAAAGGACAAGAAATTGATATCCACATCAAGTTCAGCTTTGCGTGATATGATTGAACGTTTTGACATTGCTCCTGAAAAACAACAGGATTTTGTTAATTTGTTGCAAACTTTAGACAAATATGAATTTTTAGGTAAATATCCAGCATACCAAGATGGTGGGAAGAAAATATCTCTTCCAAAGGAACTAGGACGTACTCCAGGTACTCCAGAGTATTACAAGAGACAACAACAAATATCGGGTAAAGCAGAATTAGTTCAACCAGAGGCTTATCTTACTCCTGCCGGTTATGTAAAGGACGCAATTGCCACTACAGAAGAATTAGAAAAAGGTAATTACGGTAATGCTGTAATAAGTACATTGATGAATTTCGTTCCCTGGGGTGTTGGAAAAGGTTTAAAGAAATTAAAGTCTAGAGTAATAAATGTATTAAATACTCCTATTGAACTTCGTAGTAGTGTGTTTGACGAATCTCCTGCCTTAACTGGAAAGGCTAGCAAGACAGCAAAAAGCAAGAAGGCAAAAGAAGAAAGTGATTATGATTCCGAATTTTCTGAAGTAATAAGACGGGATAGAAATATCAAGAAATATGAGAACGAAATTAGTAAAACCATAGAAGATGCTGTATTCCCTGATGACAAAACTTACGAAATAATGAAAAAAGTTGATGCCGCATATGGCACAGACTACATTGATGCGTATAAAAGAATAGCAGCAAGGGATATGACTAATCGTGGTAAATATATCAAATATGAAGAGTTACCAGATAATAAAAATGCAAAAATCAGCAGAATACGCCCGTTGCAAGATTTTGCTCCAGATGTAGATGACTATGCTATTACAATTGATCCGTTGCAATATTTACCTGGTACAGCTAATCATGAATTAGGTCACTTGGCAGATCAATTGGCAGCGGATGCAGACAATCGCTATTTGAATTATTTGCTAGATGAAGGTAATGTTATGGGTCCAGGAGAATTACGAAGTAAAGGCATTGAAATTAGTCCAAATATGCAAGCTTATTTTCTAGATCCTAGTGAATCAAAATCTCACATGCTACATTTAAAAAGAGCTTTAATAAACGAAGGTAAGATACAAAATTGGGGTTCGAGCGTCGATCAAAACATTATTGAAGACTTTTTATTTGATCCTAGAAACACAGGAGTTGTCAATAAAGCAAATAAGATGCAATACAATATGTATAGAAATAAATCTAGATTTGTGGACAGAATGAATAATTTGACACCAATGGAATTTATCAACCCCTTACTAATACCTACAATTGGGTACAAATTTGACAAACAGAAAAACAATAAACAATCTAATTAATTATAATTATGGATAACAATAGTAACGATACACTATTTGGATTTGAAGCAATATCTAACATGTTCGTAGAAGATCATTCTAATACTACGACAATTACTCCTACTCCAGATAATGAAGATACATTATCTGACGAAGAATTAGAAGAATTAAAAAAACAATCAGCAAAAGCTAGACCTGCCACTCCTGGTTCCAAGAATAAGAAGCAGGAATCTGAAGAAGATGATATTGACATCAATGAAGATGTAGATGATGTTGATGATACTGATGAAGACAAAACAAAAAATAAAAAGTCTAAAAAAGTTGAAGACGACGACACTGATGATACAGATGATGTTGATGATAATGGTGATGAAGATGTTGATGAAGAAGAATCTTCTAAAGTTACAGCATTATTTGATGCCATCGCAGAAGAATTGGAATGGGAATTTGATGATGATGAAAAAGAAGAAAAACCAAAAACTGTAGAAGAATTGGTTAACTATTTTAAAGAAGTTATTAAAGAACAATCAGTTCCTCAGTATGCTAACGAAGATGTGGCTAAGTTAGATGAATTTGTACGTAATGGCGGGG